CTTTCCCTACACGACGCTCTTCCGATCTAAGTCCTTCCGATACTGCAATGAAGTCAGACGTTCTATTTCCTTGGTCTGGAGAATTTATAGCAGTTCCAGCAGATGTCAAATATCCCGCAACAGATGCGTTCATATCGAACAGATTTCGTGAAGTCTGTGCGTCTGTTCCGAATGTTAGCACCTTCGCATAGTTCCCACTTGCAGAGTTGCTGTAAACGCTTGAACTCTGTCTGAGATTTCCGATTTCAGACGCATACAGGGTTTGCATGTTGTCGAACATCCATTTGCACCAAACAGTATCTCCAACAACAGCATTTGAACAAGAAGACATATACTTGATAAATATTTCGGTATCTGAAAATGCGTCCGTAACACCGATAACGCTACCGTTAGGTGCTGTAGATACCGTCATTTTTTTAGAACGAACACAAGATTGCCCCCACTCATCGAACCATTTCTTCGCAAAAGGCTTTAAAGCGTTGGCAATCTTTACCGCTTCTGTATTGTTGTCTGTCTTATTCCTGTTCATCTAAATCGATTGCTTCAGAAGTACACCAAAATAGTTTCTCTTGACGGACGCTTGCTTCAATTGCCATCTTGAGCCATGCTTCTAAATCACCATAGGTTTCATAGATTGCTTTGATTGCTTCTTCGTTAAGCAGAGCAATAATCTTGGCTTTGCATGTCTCAAATGCATGTGCCTGTGCTGCTTCATCAAACTGTTCTGCTTCTTTCAATGCATCAACATAGGTCTGGTTGACGAGAAGAACAGAATCGGAGACGATTTTGGCAGCCCTGTCAAGGATACGAGCGAGTTGCTCGTTCTTAATCTTTTCACGCAGAAGAGATACAGCGTAAGGAATACCAACGGTAATAACAAGACCGCACAGAGATTCAAGAATATAGATTAACAAGTCTTTCCAATCCATAATTAGTACCTTTCTTTATTAACCGAATATTTCTTCGTCTTTAGGGAACTCTTCGTCTTCAAGAGTTTCCTCGTAAGGAGATTTTCTAACCTTTGTTATTTTAATTCCAGCTAAAGAAACAAGTTCAACAGACCAAAAGAAGAACCAGCTTTTAATAAATGTATCTGAAAATCCTGTCTGAACAGAAAGGATAAGATATATTTCTGAAAGCCAAAATAGTACGATTGCGGTAATAGCCGCTATTACTACCTTGGTTGATGTTCTGATTCTTCTTTTGCGTTTGTTCTTTTTCTTATTCATTTCACAAGTTGCGTGTACTTTCTTTTTGAATTAGTGAATGCAGATATGTATCCTTCGTCACCGTTTGGAACACGAACGTAATACCATTCTCCACCGTCATCTGCCGTTGCTGTCTCGCCAAGATACGGAAGTTTATCTCCTTTATGTGCTGTGTAAATAGGCTTACCAGTTTTGGGAGTGAGCCTTACTCTAACGCTCCCAAGAACGAGAACATATGCATCTGTTGTAGGAGTAGGTGTAGGAGTTGGCGTAGGTGTCGGGTCTACCTTGTCTCCATCGTTCAGAACAATTGCTGTATGCCCTTTTATTTTGGTAACAAGGATGTCTCCTTTTTTGAGATAACCACTTTGAGTTGTGTATTTATCTGCCGTAAGTTCATCGAACTTCCCTGTCTTCATTAGCAAATCTACTTCGCCAGCTGTGCTGAAATTCCCAACCTTTACACCAGAATACAGACAACATACACGCACCAAAGAAGAGCAATCGCATTCGCAATCGGTTGTAACTTTGGAACAATCAAATCCTACTTTAGACGCATAGTTATAGAGTGTGTTCCTGTTGGATTGATTATATCCGATGTGCATGTTATTGCATGCGTATTCCATATCCTGTGCAAGTTTGGAAGCAACAGATGAATCTTTAGCACGAAGCACAACCCATCCACGGCTGTTCAGATACCACGCTTGAATACGCAGTTCCTTTCCTGTTTGGTTGCCAGGCTTCCCGCCTCTCGCCTTTCCGTTTTCATCGCAAACCGCATTACCGATGTATACTACATTTGCCATTCATTATTCCTCTGACTGAAACGGGGTTAGAGAGTATATGTTTGTAGCATATTTGCTTTCGGAATAATTTGATAATATTGTTATCAATACAGGAGAACTATTAATGTCAAAAAAGACTTTTGCACCAGCCTGTATAATATCGTTATATTCAATGAATTGGTCTGCAACAACACGAGCAGACAATGACGGAATATCGAATATGATAGATTTATTATCAACTATTGCACTTGTTATTTCAGATGGTGTCTTATCCATCGTTCCGCTATAATCAGCTGCTGTCGGAGTAAGCTCAACGATGAACGGCTCTGGTTGAGCACCACTTGCGTTAACAATTTGCTGATACCATTCCTCTTGTCTGTTCTGTGCAGTCAAAGACGGTGCACTTAAATCAGACATTTTCTGATACCATTGTTCCTGTCTATTTTGTGGAGTGAGTGGCATTGCGTTTTATCTCCTTGTAAATCAGTATTTATTGTTGCGGATGCAATGTTCCATCAGAACCCATGTAGTAAACTGATGCATTGACTAATCCGTTGTTTGTCATATAGTACAGAGGATATTGATGTAAAGAACCATCAGAACCCATAATCCTAACGGATGAATTAGATATCCCCCATACTGCATAGAGCGTTGTGTTCTCATCCCTTGAGAACGTTCCGCTTGGTTGATACTGTGCTTGCGTTGCATAAGACGTTTCTGCCCATCCCATGAAATGCATGTTTCCATTTACAGGAATAGTTGCTGAAAGCGTTAAGTCAACGCCGTATGTTTTGGTTTGAGGTGACGGTGCTCCGCTTCCACCGTTTGCATCGTAACTGATTGTGTATGTATCCGTTACCCAATTAGCATACAGGACTAACGTTTGATTCCCAGAAGAAACATTCGGGTCAAGGTTTGATGCACTGTACAGAATCTCTTGGTCGAATGTTGTTCCTGTTCCGTCAGCACTTGTGTTCCATTCGGATTCATATTCAATCCTATAGCCATCACGAACGAGGTTTATTCCATTCGGATTGTTGTATGATTGAAGAGTATTCGAATCTCCGTAATTGAAAGTCTGAATGTTTCTTGAGCCGTTTCTTGTTATGTATCCATCGCCATCTATTGCGTATGCAGAACCATGCTCGGATGAAAGAGAACCGCCGTTTGCTTTATACTGAACAGTGACAGCATAAGCAGTCCAATAAGGATATAGAGTTACAGAAGCATTGTTTGTATAAGTTGCAGAAAGGGCATATGTGTATGCACCACCGTCACTTACTGACCAACCGCTTTGGTAATATCCAACACGAGTAAACGTTGCACCAAGAAGTGTAAGGTTAGTTCCATATGTCTTCGTATCGGTTGTGTTAGTTCCTGTACCTTTGCTTCCCTTATTGTAAGAGATTGTATATGTATTAATAGTCCAATAAGGATATAGAGTTACAGAAGCGTCAGTAGAATATGTACCGCTAAGATTGTAATCTTTTGCACCACCGTCAGTTGTAGACCACCCTGTTTGAGTATATCCTGTTCGAATAAATGTTGAACCTAACAGTGTTAAATCTGTTCCGTATGTTTTGGTTGCAGTAACATTAGAGCCTGTACCATCAGCACCCTTATTATATGTAACAACGTAAGTATTAATTGTCCAAAACGGGTATAACGTTACATTAGCGTTTTCTGTGTACGATGCGGATAACGAGTAAGCAAGATTGCCACCATCAGACGTACTCCATCCTGTCTGAGTATATCCTGTGCGAGTAAACGTTATGCCACGTAACGTTAGTGCAGTATCATAATACTTTGTATCTGTTACATTAGTTCCAGTTCCTGTACTTCCCTTATCGTAAGAAACAGTATAAGTAATCTGTTGCCATACAGCATACAGAGTTGTATTAGAACTGATTGTAATAGAACCGCCAGGTTGATAAGAAGCAGTGGACGCAGAAGAAGATGTACTCCACCCCAAGAATGTATATCCTGTTCTTGTAGGGGAAGTGTTTGAAATCGTAAATGTATAGGACGGCGTTCCTGTTGTTGTAACAGTTTGAGATTGTTGAGACGGTGCTCCGCTTCCGTTATTTGCGTCATACGAAAGTTTTAAAGTGTAATCTGTTTCGTTTGTTGTTACAACAAGTTGAGGCGTTCCAGAAACATTTAAATATCCGCTTGATGTTGAATTGGGGCCGCACACGTATCCGTAGACAGGGACGGTTGTTCCCATGTCGAAAGTGAATGTACCGCTTGTTTGAGAACTGCTTGTTGTAGTTCTCATATAACAAATTGTTGTAGTGCTTGCAGACGTTGAACTAGCATTGGAACGTGTCCACGCTGTTCCGCTTCCAGCAGTAGTAGTTGTAGAATTTAATTTATAACCGATAGCATAACGTTCACTCGAACTGTTTGGAATACCGTTTGATAATGATATCGTTAGATTGATTGAAGTAATTGTTTTAGTGCGGAGCGTTGCAAGAGTTGATGCGTCAAATAGAATATTGGTTGCACGAGGCGAACTCCCATCCATACCAACACGCTTGACAGATGTTCCGTAATAATTCCCCCAATATCCAGATGACCATGAACCAGCACCGCCACCGTTGACGCTTGTTGCATTTAGTGTATATGTTTTTGCCATCTTACAATACTACCTTACCGTTTAATTATGAAACGTAAATATATAATTCTCCAATCGGTACTTGACTTGTTGTAACGTTATCTGGTGCTGTTGTTCCGATATGAACACCAACATTCGCAAGAGCAGTTGTTCTTTCAGATGCTGTTTTCCCACCTTGTGCAGTATATGCAACCGCATTATCCATTGTTCCGATTATGCACATCACATACACCCACTTAGCAGTAGATGCATTCCCACCAAGAGTGCATTGATATACGTTGCCTGTTGCCTTATTGAGATATATATCTCCAACACCCGCATTAGATACGTCAGAGCCAGAGAATACAGTTGCCGTTGTGCTTGTGCCTGTAATTCCTGTTCCTGTATACCAAGCGTTCCCTGTCGGTAGAGCAAAGTTGAAAATAGCACTCGCAGTTGTTCCACTATTTGTAATAGTTGGTGCTGTTCCATGCGGGACAGAAGATACTGTACCTACAGAAATCGTAGCTGCGGCTCCGTTGTCTCCTGTATCGCCCTTAGAACCAATCGCCATATAATATGTCGGGTTAGGTGGAACGATTCCGAACACGCTTTGCATCACAAGATAACTCGAACCGTTATAGGAAAATAGGTCGAGTTGAGAATATACAACGTTGGGGCTGAACTCCCCCCTCGGAGTGATGGATACCTTTCCAAGTGTATAGGTTTGAGCCATATTGTTTTAACCTTTCAATTCTTTTAATTCTTCTTTGCTGACAATTTGCAAAGCAAATTCATCTTGAAGTTTTACTTCAAACGGTTCGCCAATTTTATGAAAGAAGTATGCATTCGCAAGGCATCTTGCCCTATGCATCCAACAGATTCCTGTATCCTTTTTATTGTACGTACCGTACTTCTGATAACTCCATGCAGAACAGTTTCCGCATCCAGATGCAATCGGGCAATTGTAGCATTCATCGTTGTACGATGAGCGTCTCGTCACACTTGCCATGCTGTTCAGAATAGAAATCTCTTCTTCTGTTTGGTAAATCCCACGTTCGCAGTTACCAACGCAGATTTCTGGCTGTGAGCCGTTCAGAGATAGTTCCATATACCTAAGACATGGGTATGCTTTTCCATCCGTACCGAACGCACACATGTCTCCTGTGCCACCACAAAACGGATGTTGTTCTGCTTCTTCTATTGGACGGAATAAATTATTATTAAAAAGGCTTACATGGATTTTTTCTTGTAAATTATTTTCAACAATATAATCTGCAATCTTCTTAATCTTATCGTAATAAACTTTTGCCTGTTCTACAGTCCATTCCGCTTCATAGATAGGATTAGCATATATTATTGAGTATTTATTCTCGATAAAATACTTGATTATCCTATCCAAATACGGCAAGTTTTCGGGTGCGATTGTTACTTTTGTGCTTAAATCGTTTCCATAATTAGCGTGATAGTGAATTTGGGCATTGTTCGCTTCTTCCCAACTGCCTCTTCCGTCTGGATGTATACGACAAGAATCGTGCATTTCTTTATCACCATCGATTGTTATACCGAATGATAACTTATCGTGATATTTACGGATAAAGTCCTGTACTTCTGGCTTGAAATAGTTTACTCCGTTCGAAATCATCGAGATTTTAAACGTATCTGCCCATCTATGCCTTAATTCTATTGCCTTTCTCCAAAAGTAATCGCATGTTTGAGCAATAACTTTAATGTTTAGAAGAGGTTCTCCACCGATAAAGTCAAGAATTACAGATTGTGTGTTTGTATTTATGAATGTGCTTTCATCCGTCTCGGAAAGTTTGAATACCAAGTCAACAATCTTTTTCGCCACATCAAACGTCATGTATTTGGCACACTTATGCTGTTCGTAGCAGTAAGTGCATCGCAAATCACACGCTTCTGTGACTACAAATGTAATATTTCTGCACGAAGATATGTTTGGATTCTTATATTCATACAGCCTACGGATATATTCGCTGTAATCTATTGGTGATTTCATTCGATATTATATATAATTGACTCGTTGTTAAAGTCGAATGAGTATGTGTATGTTGCGTCCTCAAAATCCTTTGGGAGATACTTCTTTGTTATTGCTTCTTTAGTGAGTTCAAGTTCAGTGAATCTGGATTCAACAACATTGATGTAATGTTGCAATGTATCCCATTTGATATCCTTATCTTTCATCAAAAAAGCAACGGTATCTTTCCCGGCCATGTGCTCAAAATATTTACGTTCAACAAGAACGCTATCTTCGGAATCGATTTTCACTACTATCTGCATCTTAAAATCCCTTTCCTTATATGTTTATTTTATTATGTTAATGGCGTTGGCGATATCATATTTGCTGATGTACATGTACCCTTACACCCGCCTATGCAACCGCCAAGGCATGTGCTCGAACATGAGCCTGAACAACCAGTACAAGATTGTTGGCAATACCCCTTGCAAGTGCCCGTGCAACTAGTGCACGCTGTGCAACTAGTTGTGCAACGATACCGACATGATGTTTCGCAACTTTCAGAGCATTCAACAGCACATGAATCTGAGCATCCTTGATAGCAGAAACCTTTGCACGTATCTTCGCAGCTGTTTTCGCACAAACCACCACAACCGCCCGTACAACCGCCTGTGCAATTTGAGCAACTTGTACATCCATTAAGGCAACTTCCTGTGCAACTTGTACAACCGCTTTTGCAACCGCCTGTGCATGTATTTGAACATGTTCCTGTGCAACTTGTGCAAGCGGTAGCACAACCGCCAAGGCATAATCCTGTACAACTTGCATTACAATTTGTGGATGAAGATGTGAGCGAATATCCCTCTGATTGCGACAAGATTGTTGCGAGTTGATTTAATGCTGGAATAATATCGCCTGTTGATTTAACTGTGATACCCGTATTTTTAATAGCGTTCATCGGAGTAATGAGCTTATTTACATGCTCTGGAAGCACAACGTTTCCGCTTGCGGGTATAACAGTATAATCGTATGCAGAAGAAGCGTAAGACTCCACGCTACCCGTGTACTTACGCCTTGAGCACTCCGCTTTTACTCTCGCTTTTAATGCGATAAAATCGCTTGCAAGATATGTATTTCCTACGGTAAGTGCCATCTGTTATTCTCCTTATGCGAACACACCACGAATCGCTACCCACGATGAGCCATCGTAATAATTCATCGTACTGTTGCTAGAATTAATCCAAAGTACAGATGTATCTGCGGGTGCAGAACTCTGAACAACAAACCCGGCATTAGCAAGACCCAAGTTTGTTTTTAATGCAGATAGAGAAGTTACTCCTGTCCCGCCACATGTAACAGGAAGTGTTCCGAACTGCGGTGAACCGCTTGTTGTTGCGTACACAGCACCAGTTCCTACTAACAATCCAACGGCATTTGTTCCGTCACCGTATAGAATTGCTCCGCTTGTAAGCGTTGTTCTGCCTGTTCCACCGTTCGCTGTGGAAAGTTGAGCAACCGCATTAGCCAAGTTGTTCATGTTTTCAGCAGACAATGCTGGAGTTGTATTGTCTCTAAAATTAGGGTTCGTATATGGCATGAGTTTAACTCCTTAATAAATCTTATTCTTGTGAATTTGTAAGATACGATACAGTTGCAATTGGGAAGTCTGCAACAGACGTAGCATTAATCGTCATTTCCCCTGTTTGACCAATAGGAATGCTGAATCCGTTGATTAAGTGCCGTTCGTATGGAGAACCTTTCTTATCTGTACGCTGTATAGTAACAAGATTGTTCTCTGTTAAATGGAAAAGTTGAGACGAGCGGATTGAAACTGATTTCTGTAAAATCGTTTGCCGTTTAAGTTCGAACTCTGCAAGCGATGCACAAATATCGTTCGTATAATATCCAGCCTTTTCTTGCCTGTCCACCTTTCTTCCAATAATATTAATATTAGTATCGGAAGATGGGTCGAAGTTCTGTGCTCTTGCCCCTACTTGTGCATATCCATCGTCTAATGCTTGCCCAACACGGATGATTTCGTTCTTAACATCTGAGTTTTTAACCGTATATGTTGCACCCAAGAACTGTTTTTCGGTTGGCTTAAACGTCCATAAAATCGGTTTGGTTATATCCAATATATCGTCTTGAGATGGGTCTAAACGGAGCGAACCATTTGCATCGTACCCTATCCATCCAGCCAACATATCGTTTAATTCGAGAATAATATCTGCATATGTCTTCCCGAATGAATCAAAACGTGCTGTATAAGGAGACTCAACGAGCAATGCGGTTGTTCCGTCTGGAAGCAACTGTGTTTTCCCGTTGTAATACGATGTGTAAATAGCGGGTGTATCATCAAATGGCAATCCATTTCCTTGGTCATCTTTCAGCAATCCGTCTATGGCTGCGAAGATGTTCGAACTGAGCGGCACTTCATATATGCCATCCAAATTGCCGCCCAAACTTCCGTCAAGCATCGCCCATTTATCTACGAGGTTTAGTTTGACTGTTCTTTGATTTGGTTGAAACGTTTCTTCTGGGTTCTTAATATAGAAAACACCTTGCGGAACAAGGTATTCTGTTCCGTCTGGCAATATTAATCCCATCCGAAGAACAACTCTCTGACCAAACCAAATGTTATTAATGTTATAGTCAAACGCTCCGTCTACATTAGACAAAGTAACAGAAGCAGTTCTTCTTGTTCCGTTTTGCAGATTGACAGATAGTTGTCCTTCCTGTATAAACGCAGAAGATTTACTGTTTCTGTAGTTATTATCGAGGGCAAAAGCAAGAGTGCCATTCGGTTGTAGAAATTCAAGTCGAGCAACTTTGGTAAAATTACCTTTAACTGCCGACAAATATTGTTGAAATCGAGTTGCCATCTCTTGCTTTTTTACCTCTTAAAGTTCTGAGTTATTCCTCTTCTTTTTTCTTTGTGCTTCTCTTTTTTGTTTTAATGACTACGCCAACAAGGTCTGGATGACGAAACGAAAACTGCGAACCATCTGTAAAATAGATATATCTGCCATCGATTCTTTCAATCTCACGTTCTCTCAAGTCCTTTGTCAGCATTATGTCACCGACATTAATATCGCATGGATAATTAATAACTTCTTTTGCCATAGATATTCTCCGTTAAATGTTTACTGCAAGATATTGTTGTGAGTTAATCATTACTTCAGCAGAAGAAACAGACTGTGACTCGGTTGCTACCAAGTTGCCGTTGCTTATGCTTAACATTGTTCCTTTATAGTTATCTGGTACAACCCAAATAAGTTCACCAGTATCATCATTAACTTCTATTGTCGAGAGATAAATCATATCTTTCGTGAATACGTGGTCGCTTGTTAATGCAACGATTGAAACATCAGATGCGTCTCCAACCTCTACCCACGGAATAGATATTTTTATCGGAAGAAATTGGCTGTTACTGTCGATGCTACTTGTTATTGCAGAGTCTGTTTCAACTTGCCATAACCCGCCTTTCATATCACGTAAGAACTTCGGATTGTTGTTTGTTGAAAGTGCAGTAATGCTGTCAGCAATTTCCCATGTATCTGAATAAGTTCCTTCAGTTTGATTAACTGTACCAATAAGTGCAGATAGAGTACCGCTCTTATAGTTTTGGGATACGCCTTGTCTTGTTGGGTATCTCGTGAAGTTAGTCAGCTTGTTAGGAGAGTTGTTATTTGATATCGAGCCACTGTTCAAATTACATGCAAACGGATATTGAGATTGAACATGGTATGCACCGTCATTCTCATCGTATATGCATTCCATCAAGCACCATTGACCGAATCTCGGAGTTATTGATACGCTTCCGTATGTTGATGTGTATGTATTCTCTCCAAGTTCAAAGATATAATATTGATATCCCATGTTAGACTTGACAGAATAATCACGAGCTATCGATAATCCTTCCGCAACATCAACAATGTGACGCAGAATATACTCGTTATCCGCTTTGCGATATATCGCAGAACCAAGTGCATTGCCACCGTTTCCAGTTATGACGGCGTTTGTATTATTGTTCGCAAATGTTGCAAGAAGATATGTACTTGAATCGTAAATCGGCTCAAAAAATACAGACCCAATCATCTGCGATATAGATATACCCGAAAACTGTCCGTGTTCAATCCATAAATACTCGCAAGTCTGCTCTCCATTTAGCGTAACAGTTTCTATGCTTGATTGCGTATACGTAATATCGTCATCGAAATTATTAATAACTTGATGGACTTCTGACGGATAAAGAGTTGTTGACGGATATAAATCAGTTGCGGGTATTGTGCCACCACCAAACGTTACTTGCTTGATATAATAATGGTCTGGCGTAATGATAACAACAATCGTATCTACATCCCATATAGTTAGGCTCTCATTAAATACAAGACCCCCATTTTTCTCAAAATTGACACCACTGCTACTGACTGTAAGGGTGAATGTATCTGTAGAATTGCCGAATACAAGTACGTTTGCAGACGATTGATATCCGATGCTTCCTCTCCATGCTATAGACCACGGAGCGTTAAAATCTAATGGAGAATACTGAACATATGAATCATCTCCTATAGATAAGATTCCGTCAGTGACTGAAATTTCTCCGCTTTCATACGCTTCAATTGTTGAACGGGCAGACCATGTAAGTTCTACGTATGGCTCACCTACTGGCTTGCATGCTTTTACAATGCCAACGTCAGATGAAACAGGATAGTTCACTTCGAAACTGACATTCCCTGTATCTACTGTTACGCCAGATGAAGTCTGAACAATTAATCGAATTACATACGTCCTTCCGCTTAATAAACCGTCATAGTCGAATTGCAAGATAGAAGTATCAATGTCTCCTGTATCTATAATCGGTTTATCTTGGTAATCACTGTCTGCAAATATCCACCGCACAAGGGAGATTGCGTCTCCCTGTGCTTGTGAATATGTTCCTGTTATAGTTATTGCCCTTTGAGAGTAAGGATTTGTAATTGTGTTGATTGAAAGAGATGGTGTTGCTCTTGTGATGAACATACTTGGAGATGTTTGCGTAATTGATTCATTATCCGTTGCACCCCACCACTGCGTAATGAGAATTTTATATCCATTGGCATATCCGTTTACAATTCCCGCAGAAGATAATTGAGCCGCAGTAATCTCTGTTGCGGAAAATGTTTGTTGGATTCCGTTTTTATCGTGACCGTAAAACGGATTTACAAGCGTAACCTTTCCCGTATCGTACATCTGAGTGCTTGCAGTATCGTTCTGCTGAATGATAACTTGATACGCTAACATGGGCGTATCACCAGAAACATTCCAAGAAACAACTAACGGTTTAGTTGCGTCTATAACTCCGCTTCCTACTCCCGAAAGCATGGAAGGTATAACATTGGTTGGTTGATTCAACATAAGATTTCTTCTAACCTTTCACTTAATTATCCAGCATATATTGGGAGAACAGACAGGATATCTGAAAGCGGTCTGTCCATCATATCGCTTCCAATACGCACACCGTTGATGTAATATGTATCGCCTGTAATGCTCGAAGAACGATTAATCGAATTGACGAGGCTTTGTGCTTTAGCACCGATGTCTCCGCTTGACATTCCAAACAATTTTGTAAGTGAGTTTGTAAAGTTAGTGAACTGTGCGTTAGACAGTGGTGATAAGATTCTTCTTGTGATAGATTCATCAAGAACTGTTTCTCCTTGCGAAACTCCCTTTCTCAAGTATCCGCTTCCGAATGCAAAACCGCCGTTGTCGAATGAACCAGTGAATGCATTGATGTTTGAGATAAGAGAATTAACGCCACCAACAGAACCACTCGCCGCTGTAAGACCAAGCCTTGTCAAAATCTCTGCAAGAGTTAAAACATCTTTTTGGTTTAGTGCTTTTGATATTTCGTCCTTGATTTCTTCCCAACTATCAGATAGATTGTTGTAAGAGTTTTGCAGTGCTTCCTTTTGTGCTTTTAGTTCATCCAACTTTGCTTGATACTCTATCTCTGCTAATTTGTCATAGTAATTTTTCTGTGCATCCTCTAAGGCTTTCTGTGCTTCCGCTACTGCCTTTTGGTCTGCCATCCATTCCCATTGACCAGTTGCTTTGTTAAAGTATCTTACTGTTCTCTCTACGTTAGCATCGACAAGATTCTTCTCCGCTTCCAAAATCTTTAAGCGAAGTTCTTCAAGTTCGTTTGCTTCCTCTTCCGCATCGTGCTCTTTTTGTAAAGCTTCTATCTGTGCATCTATTGCATCAAGTTGAGCGTCAAGTGCTTTCTTTGCTTTATTGAGAAGGTCTGCAATATAATCTGATAGCATTGAAAGCAAATCATTGTCTGCAACCGATGGCGTGGATTTCTTTTTACCGTTCTTATTACCAGATGAATTGTTGTTCTTATCATCGTTATATGTTACAGGGATTCCACCCGCTGCGGCAGTTGGGTTTACATTGCTTCCATCAAAAATTTCTGCCGTCTCTTGAGCGTTGAAAATCTTATCGCCTGTTTGCAGTTTAAATAATGTGGGATTACCGTCATTAACTGTAAAAGCGGTTTTACCTCTTACGATAAGTTCTGGTCCCAGTTCGTTAATCAACGATGTTCCAGCTCTTGCGGAGTCTACGCCTTGCCAGTTTGATTGGTATGTTTCTCCATCTGCTGTAGTATCAGATACTTTATAAGAAACACCGATTACGATTTTCTTTTTATTAAGTGTATCAATCTCTGCAAGAACTTCATTGAAATATCCCTTTTCTGGGTCTGTCTTTATTTCAATTGTTGCTTCCTTTGGAAGTTCTTTTTCTTGCTTCTCAAGTTCTTCAAATTTCTTTACTGCATCACCAATGTCTTCTGGTAATGTTCCAACATCAATTTGCCCAGCCCTTTCAAGTTGGTTAATGATGTTTCTGATTTCGCTTTCTGTTCTACCATCTTTAACAAGTTGGCGAATCATTCCAGCACTATCCGTTATAATGCCCTTCGATAAGTCACCATACTTTTCGATGAGTTGTTTAACGTCTTTTGTTGAAAGCATGATATCTGAATGGTGAATATCTAATGCGTCCATGAACGCATAGACTTGTTCAGTTGTCATGCCAAGTTTTTCTGCTAACTTATCTTCGTCATGGATTAATAGGTCAAACGATTCTCCGTTATCGTTGATAACTTCGTAAACATCTTCCATTCCTTTTGCGTTATCACGCAAATAAGTTGCAAGAATAGCACCGTAATCTCCACCCTCAGAACCGTAAAGTGCTTCCCACGCACCACTTGCAAATTCTCCGAATACTTTCTCGCCAAGTTTTTTATAATCGTATCCGAGTTCTTCTTTTACGCTATCTGGTAAGAGCAAATCCAAAGCCGCTTGATATTGAGTTGAGCCGTAAAGCCCTTGCTCAAACATCTCTTTTGCGTTCTTATAGATTTCAGCATATTTCTTGAGAGTGTCTCCCTTTTCTCCACCCTCTAATGCTTCTGTATATTTCTCTAACGCCTTTGTTGCACTCTCAATTTCATTTTTGAGTCCAGCAAAAGCAAGTTCCTGTTTCTTTATAACAGTTGTGTTTTCTTCCATCACCTCAAATGATGGGAAGAGTTTATCTACATATTCAACAAGAAAATTATATTCGTCAGAACCCTTTTCATAATTACTAAGGAAACTCTCAATATCTTCTCTCGTCTTTTTCTCGCCGTCTAAAAGAGTTTTAATCGCTTCCTCTTTGAGTTCAGCCTGTTTGAGTGACCATTCAGCATCAATAATCGGGTCATATACGGCTGCGAATTGATTGACAGCAGTTGTAATCTTTTGATAAGTTCCTAACGGGTTTGACAAAAGATAACTATTATTCGTCTCGGCTGCAAACTTTTCGATTAACTCTAATACTTGCTTTAAATCTTTATATACTTGAAGCCCCGCTTCACCGCCGTTTGCTAAACGTGGAAATTCATATCTTCCACTGTACTCATCCTTTAAATATTTGCCTAATAATGCCTCGGCAGCATCGCCTATATCTTCTGACGATGTAACAAAGTCTAAAGCAGTTTGCCCAATTATCTTTGAGAACATGTTGCTCAAGAAATTTTGCGAAGCAGACTTGGCATTAAACAGTTGAGTTTGAGCTGCTTCTTTTTCTTCAGCGACACGTATCGCTTGCTCTTGTCTATATTTTTCTATTAATTTATCATATGAACCAGACAGAGAATCTACGCTATCTTTTTCGTCTGCCAAAATTTTAGATAGTTCTTGTGATGCTGTCTTGAAATCTTGGCTTCCCTTTTCCGCAGAAACATACTGCCCATACAGAGATGCAAGAGCATCAGTATTCTCGCTTGCTTGCTGATACTGTTCTTTTGATTTGCTTATTTGTTGGTCAATAGAATTGTTGTATGCTCTGTACGCAATCATCAATCCACTCAAGACAATCATGAGTGCATTAACTGCGATGGATGTATTATTAAATGATATGGCTGCATCATTTGCTGAACGCACAAGTTTTTGGATGCTTATTACCCACTTGCCTACCTTTTCAACAACGGCAGTTCCAATAAGTTTTATAATAATAGGAAGAACGAGTTGCAATGCATTTTCAAGATTCCCTACCCATTCAACCATCTTGGTCAATAAGGTTATTCCATCTTTTATCGTTCTTGTATCAATTGTTTTTTGAATAAAGTCAGTCCAAGTATTTTGGAGAATATTAATTTTGCGTTCCCAAGAATCTAACGCCCTCTCAATTTCTTTCTCTGCACTTCCCGTAGACTCGCTTGCTTTCTGGAGCATCTCTTCGTACATGTCCCAGTTTTGTATCAACGCTAACAAGTACGAAGAACGTAGTTTACCACCGAGTCCAAGAACCATAGATGTCAGTTCTTTTTCTGTGAGCAAACCTTCTTTGTAAGATTTTGCAAGACCAGCAATTGCTTCCATCGGGTTTATTAATTCGCCCGTTGCCTGTGCTGCTTCAACCGCATCTTTGGAATATATTTTTAATACGTCTTGCAGATTTTGTATTTCATCTACAGTCCACGTTACGCCATCTTCAATTTCGGTTGTCGTGTCACCTAAAATGTTGATGAACAATGCACGTAAAGCACGAGCAGTTTCAGAACCGCTACGCTGTGTTGTAGCAGTCATTGTTCCAATCGCTGCTTCTAGCTCTGTAATAGAAACGTGTGCCTGTGCGGCAACAGGAGCGACAAGACCCATGCCCTCTGCCATCTTCTGAATAGATGTAGCAAAGTTGTTATCTATTTCGTTAAGTTGGTCTATTGTTGTCGCTAACGCCTGTGCATCTCCGTTGAACTGATATGCTTTATCAGTTGCGATTAAGAACTTGTTTGCAGTTTCTTGCGAAACATCACCAACTATTTGAAGCTTAACTGCTAATTCTGCAAGGTCTGCCGATTGTTCTTTGTAACCCGCTCTTGAAAGTTCTGCTACTGACTCAAGGTATTGAGATGCAGTTACACCGTATTGCTTACCGACAGAATATGCCTGTTCTCTTATTGACTCTAACTGCTCAGATGTGAAATCTGTAACCTTTCTAACAACGATTAACTGCGAGTCAACGTCTTTCATCTCTTGAAGTGCATCTTTAAACGCCTTAATTACAGCAGAGATTGCAGAGTGTGCTAAACGCAAGAACGCAGTATTTAAGAAACCAATCTTCGATGTTGTCGATACAGTTTGTTGACCTAATCTTTCCTGTTCATCTGTTAATTTTTTTGTCGCACGAGATGTTTCATTTGTGCTATCGTGAAGATGCGTGTTCGCTTCTGTAGCAGACATAGCCCCAGTCGAATACTGCTGAAATGCTTCATCGCTGAGTTGCCCAAAGACAGAAACTTCGTTTGCTGTTACGCCACAACTTTGTCCAATATTTAAAATGTTATTGTAATATTCTTGCCAACCTTGAGCAGATAACGCTTGAGTGCGTTGCATGCTCTGCATTACTTCGTCTGCTCTTTGTGCACCTTCAGAATATGCTCTGAACGCAGCTTCACTCATCTCCCCAAAGATGGATACGGTGCTTGCTGTTTCTTGGCATTTCTGATTTATTCCGTTAAGAGTGTTATAATAATCTTGCCATTCTTTTGTGGAATATGCGGTGGTTCTTTGCGTTTGAGCGATTGCTTCCTGTGCGGAAATCATCGTCCTTCCGTAACCACCGTCTTTTTGATAGTTTGTTCTTGCGTCTCCAGAAAGGCTATTATTAAATGCGGTTTGTGCTCTTCGAGTTGCTTCTGCGAGACGCTCCGCTTCTTGTGTTGCTCTACGAGCGTTTCTTACTATTTGCTCATAATTCTCACTTACTTGACGGGTTTGAGTTACAACAGTCTCATATCTTCCTGTTGTTTGATTAAGGACTTCTCTTGTACGCTCTGTTAATTTTATTGTTCTTCCAATTTCATCATTATATGTTGCAACTTCTTTCGTTGCACCTCTTGAATCTACTTGAAGAACAAGTTGCCTCATAGCAGCCTGTTGTGTTTGTTGAATTTGTTGTTCAAGTCTGCGAGCTTCTTCCCTTGCTTGAGCCGCTTGTAATCTAACGTATAAATCTATAGATTGTGCCATCTAATCAGAAACCTTGCCTTTCCAATCCCGCTCTGAGTGCGTCTTCTATTCTTCCAATGTTTTGTTCTATGCTTTCATCCATCCACGGTCTTTTAAATGGCTGGTAGAAAGCAGAGTTACCTTCGGCAACTATATCGCCAAGGTCTAACCCTTGACTTCTTCGACCATCAGAATAGAACAAATCTTGCAAACCGTCTTTAGTAACAGAAGTAATTTTTAAATTGTTATCTTTAACTTCAGATTCATAGTTTTCATCTTGCATGAACGAGTATCGTCTTGACCCTTGAAAAATAGGTTGCGGAGTATACGCCATATATATCTCATGCATTGCCCCAAATTCTAACAATTGTAAGGCAACTTCTTTAACCTCGTTATCTAAGGCGTTATCAACAGCCGCTTCAATCATTGGAAGCATTTCGGTTTCGAAATTAATTGTAAAAACGCTCATGAGAATCCTTTCTATTTAAAACTGAAAACTATTTTGGAAGTATCATATGATGTGGTATTTTCAAAATATTTTTCTTAGCAATGTATGCCCCCCCTGTTATTTCAGAGGGGGCATATATTTCTGTCGATTATTTACGCAGATACAACTGTGACAGGCAGTTCATAAGTCAGAGCGGGTTCGTCAAGAGTAATCGTGACGGTTGTGCTACCCGCTGCTACGCCAGACAGGATACCCGTGTTAGCACCAACAGTAGCAGTGCCAGTCGCTGCACTCTCAAATGTGAGGTCAGCATAGTTGGGCTGAACGAGTTCGTTGTTGATGACGTACTTGACAGGAATCTGAATCTGTTCGCCAACTGTAACAGATACGCTACCACCGACAACTGCGAGTCCTTCTACAGCAGAGGTCTGTCCCGCAAGAGGCATGTAAACCATGTATGCGAGAGCACCGTACTCGTCAGATTCGGAGCAAGCACCAGCAGAAACTGCTTCGTCATAGGACAGTGCAGAACCACTGAAGTCAGTTGTAGAAGCGGCAGTCTGAGAAGCATCTGTTCCAGCGTTGCCACTGAACTGCATGCGAGGAATCCAAATATAGAAGTCTCCGCAATGCGAACCTTGATTCGCTGTGCTCCCCTGTGCGTTGTAAGCGGGGATGCGAATCATGACAACTTCAACGGCGGGAGCGAATACAGACGAAATGCGAAGTTCACGAGCGGAAGCCGCACGAGTGAAGTAACGGACGCAATAGGTCTGGCCAGGAGTTGCCGAGAAGTTCTGAATGGTGTAGCTGTCAGCGTCAATCGAGTATGCAGTTCCATCCATATCGATGAATGCATACGCTTCAGACATACCGTAAGCAGCTACAGGCGGTCTGGAAACTTGCAGAGCCGTGCTGTTTGGAGTTACACTTTCGATAACAGGAATAATAGCGTTATAAGAAAGCGTACCACCAACGGACAGCCTACGTGCTTCGAGAGAAATATCAGCCGCCGTTAGGTTGAGGTTAATCTGTGCCGTGTCGGGCAGATTGATAACAACAGGATTGCCGATTCCCGCATTAATCGGGGAAAGGTTTACGCTTGTTTGGAACTGGTTTGTCTGAACTTTGTTGCTGTAATAATCCAAATCACCGTTGCCGGGATTGAAGCACCAAACGTCCATCGTGCCCTTTGCGTAAACGGGCGATGTTGCACGATTAAAAGCCATAGTCTATTCTCCTTAGTTATGGATGTTCATTTGTGTCATATTGTTCATGAGTTGCCTTACTTCTTTGTAATCATCGGCAAGTTAGGCAACGAGTCTGCTTCTTGAACTGCTCCGCTCAAGCGTGAAGTAAGTTCTTGTGCACTTACTACGGCAGAAATCTCAGATGGTTTATCATAGAAGATTGATGGGAACGGATTGCCGTTTGTAAACTTCACCATTCCGCTTGATTCGCCAATTCCATAGACTGTAAATCTTCTCTCTCGCTCTATGGCTGCACGGCAAAGTTCAAATTCGTAGATAGTCCAATCGTCAAGTTCTATTATGCGTTTACGTTGGTCACGAGCAACGCTTGCCAAAAGTGAATCGAGATTAACGTCAAGTTTTGCACCACTTACAGAAGCAATATCTTGTTCTGCTTGTGCAAGTTCTGCGTTTTCAGATTCATCTGGCAATTTTCTTCCGTTTAATCCCGCAATTATCGAACGTAAATTGCCTAAATCTTGAACTGTTAGCGATTGAATTATCTCTTCGTCTTCTACGAATTGCCTAACTGTAAGAGATGTAAGGCGGTTGTTTTGAGCGTTGTCAACATTAATCTGCAACATGTTTTTAATTGCATTAACAGGGATATGCAATGAAACAAGTAACAGATTTATGAAGCGATACCAATAATCTGGTCTTGCTACAACGTCTCCACCGTTTGAATAAACGTTTTCTCCTTTCACTGCTATATCAAACAGTGCTTCGGCATAGGGTTTGATGGCGTAAAGTACAGGGAGCGATGACAGGCGAATTGTCAAAGCAGATTCACAGTTCCATAAAACCTCGTAGTTTTCAACGGTCATAGGATATACATAAAGATTACCGTATTTAATAGGTTTTCCAGTTCTCGCCGCTCTATGTATATCAAATTCACTATAATTTTGCGTCATATTAACTCTCTTTCTATCTTTTATGAACGCATAAATACTTTATATTAGAATTTGTTGTTGTTTTTCACGTAATCAGTTGAAGTTACTTTGTTTTCAAACGTCATTACGAGCAATCTACCGACAAGTTCTTGGTCATCCGTTATCGGTTTAGTTCCGCTTTGGATTGTACCTCTGTTCTCACCAGACAAAGCACTTCTTGCCAACATAAATGTTCCTACACCACCCATGTTAACGCCGTTCAACGCTTGGATAATCGCTTGTTCCATGTTGAATGTCCTTAAAAGAGCAGATGAACGTGTGTTTGCTTCTATCGAATAGTTAGAAAGTATTTGGAAATTGACCGCACAGTTGTATGTATATGGGTTAGTTGAGATTGCTTGCCCCATAATAATGCGAACAATTGTCTGCCCAATAATGTTCGCTTGGCTAACACTGCTTTGGCAGAAAATGCGGTATCCTTTGTCTGACATTGGTGGTTTGTCTGGATTTAACGGGTCAAACACGAGATTTAAACGCTCTTGAACAGACGGGATATCCTTATCCAACGGATTTGGGTCATCGTAATACAAATATTTAAGGAATCTTGCCCTTGGATTGTCGTTCGTTGTAATCGGGTTTGGGCATTCTTTGCATGGGAGCAACAGAAGATAGTCCCGAATTTGAGACGGAACGTTTACAATATTTTCTTCTCCCCAATAGTTGTAAATCTTCTCGTATGGGGAATAAATTGTGATTTTATCTTCCATTATTTCGTCATTCAACTTCTGTTAAAGATGGGTTTTGCCATTCTTTCGGCTGATTATTATAATCTTCCATCTCTTCTTGTACTTCTTTGAACTGCTTTGCCAACATGGAAAACGATTCTGGCGTAATACTTTCTGATAAGAACTCAACAGCCCTTGTAAGCAAATCGTTTTTTGCGTTCAATGAAGATGCAATTTCTGTTCCGAGCATCCTGTAAAATTCTCTATAATCTGTAGCAATATCGAACGCCTTATTACGAACATCGATGTTCTTGCTCATCTTAAATCGCTCTATTGTATTGAGAATTGAACCAGCTCCCCACTCATCATACTCTTGTGCAGTAAGAACAATGTCACCATTTTCGTCTGGGACTATCTTTTTGAAGTAATGATAAAGCAAAAACTGCATTCCGAACAAAGATTTCATCATCGGATTCTCCTTGTACATAGGCGGGAGAATCTCTTTGTTTTCCTTGTCTGAATTAGCAACTATATCTATTCTGTCAATGCAATAATCAGCATATATTCTTGATTCAGCTGCTTTCACAGGGAGTTCAACATAACTATCTGCTTTAATAAAGTCTTCTTCTGTTAAGTATTTTGCCATTTTTCTCTTGTCTCCATTCTTTTTGGCGTTTATCTTAAATAAAATCGTTCTCTTTTAACCTTTTTTTGTAAGTTGTTTTAATATTTTCTATAGCTGCAACTGCTTTGAAATTAGGGAACTTCGGATGTGATTCTGAAAATTTTTCGTAGTAATCTACTTCTGAAATTAAATCATCAAATGACTCTTTAGTATGCAAAACGTTACGCATTAACTCATCATTGAACTGTAAAATCCTCGCTCTGCTTTGTTTTGCGTGATATTCTTCAGCCTCATCTCTGACTTTTTTTAATTCATCCATTACAGTTTTCTGTAATTCGTCAATTTTTTCGTTCGTTTCTTTCAGTGCATTCATTAGTTCATCTTTTTTGTCTTGCTTTTCCCATTTTCTTTTTAACAGGATGGCGATGAATGTTAATCCACCGCCGCCCACGGCAGATAAGACAATCTTTATTGTCTCCAACCATGCTTCACTCATAGTTTTGTACCATATTATTCCTTACATTCATTTGTTGTACGGACACCTTCGAGCCTGTTCCGTATTTTCCCACCGATTTACTCTATTGCAGAAGTATTGATGACCGCATAATAGCTTCTCGCAGTCCTTCATTGTTGTGTATTCTCCTATAGGTTTCTTGGCAAGTGCCTTGCACATGATGAAGTTAACATCATTTCGCCTATAAACATTTGGGCAAGTGTAATTTGGTTTAATCATATCTTTAATTAATATCCTTCGACATCGATTACTGCTGATTCATACATTCCGTTGCACTCAGCAGATATTCCAATAGGTGCTGTTGTTGGCAACCATGTTTGAATCGTAACTTTATTTCCGTTTATTGTTGCCGTATATGCATTTGACGGAATTGCTTTAATGGAGAAATTAACAATATCTGCTGTTTGGATACCGTCCTCGAAGTATGCTGCCTCGATTGTGATAGTATCAAATGTTTTTATCGTTGTCGGAATCGGTGTAATAAAGTCAACATAGTTTGCAGACTCTCTTTCGATTACCGTAACATCAAATGTGTCTGAAACGCTTTGATTTTCAAGTAATGTGCATGTTATAACTGCGTTTCCGTTTGCAATTGCAGTAACGTTTCCGTATTCATCCACGCTTGCAACAGAATCGTCTGAACTGTTCCAAGAGAATGTGAGCGGATTTTCTTCCGTTGATACAACTTTCTGACCGTTCCTGTAGCATGCAACTTCAAGAGCGTCTGTATCTCCTTCGTGCATGGTATTTTTGCCACCAACTGCAATATCGAAACTGAAATGCCCTCTGTCTGCTACATGTTCTACGATATCGTCTGTCGGAAGAGTCTCTTGCAAACGTAAATCTGCTCTTAAAATGTGGCAAGAACTTTCGTCTCCTGTAAATTCTTCTGGGAAATCGGATACACCGTACATGCCGAATGCAGATTTCCCAAGTATAATTCTTGTGTTATTTGTAATGCCTCTTGTAATATCGTTCAACTGCATGACGATGTGCTGATAACCGTCAATAGTCGCAGAGTATTGCATATAGTACGGAGACGATGCAAGGATAGTTCCCTTTGCATAGAACATTGGTGTCTTTACTACGTTTCCGTAATAGTCAAGAGTGTTATATGTAGCGTTGCATCTAACAACAATTGCAATTCCAGCAGATGATGCAATGTTATCTGGGTTGTATACAATCCAAGTTGCATTGTTAAAACGCACATAAGCACCGATTGGAATGAAGTCTACATGCTTGTCCAAGATAAGAATCTTTTGCCAAGTAACAGAAAGGTTTTCGCCTGTAGATGGGTCAACAACGGCAGATGAACGCAGTTTAACTTTTTTCCACGCATAGAAATCGTTATAGTCTAATCCTTGTATCTCTGCATCGAATACGTTGTCTGCATATTTCGCATACTTATCGTAAAACAAAGCAGTTTCAGAATTATACTTTGAATGCCTTGGCGTTGTGTTAGATGGAGCGTTCGTGTGAATTACGTTCAAATCATATGACGAAAGCAATCCGTTCCGTATATTTTTTGAGATTTTAGATTCTGCCATCTTGTCCCTTTCTTACCCCTAATAATTAGCAATAAACTCCGCTCATTCCTAAAACGCAGAAGCAGATTCCGCTACCACCGTTCTTCGGATTGTTTGGGCAATTACTACATGCGTTGTTTGCTTTTACAGATTCATTGAACGTAATAGACGGTGTTTCGTTTGTGTGTGTCCACCACGGATTTTTTAATTCTTTTTCAAAATTATATTGATTGTTCGTTTGTCCATCCATATACGCCAGGCTCCCATACATTTGCGTCAACATCCGAAATCCAATGTGCTCCGTTGTGGCTTACCTTATCGCCCTTGTTATATGCATCTTGAACTCCTGTCGGCTGTATCCATTCTGGATATTCATCTATTGAAACTCTCGTCCATAATGCGGGAGTTATATTCGGAGTCCAGTCTGATTGCGAAGTATGTGCTTGAACACACTTGTATAAAACATTGTTGAACTGAACCCTATCGTTCAACGCATAAGTTTTTTCGACAGCCCAATGCGGAAACATTTCTACCGCTTCCAATGCATCTTCATCGGAAAGGCTAACTGTTGCTTTAAGAATGATTTCTCTTAGTTTTCGTGCATGTTCTTTAATCATTCGCTTGCCCCCACAAGAATGTCATATGCTTCCGCTTTGTCTTCAACAGTTGGCTCTTCCTCTTCTTCAATCGGAATATCTGTCTCTATATATTCTCTGTGCATATCTATTTGGTCAATCGCTTCTGCGTAATCGTCCTCTGGGAACCCGCCGTGAATTAAAAATCCGGCATCGCTGTATGTGCGAACTGAATCGCCAATAATCTCTTGTACTATCATGCCGTCATCCCCTCTATATGTCTGAGCCATCCATCGATTGTGATGGCTTCCATCCTCATGCCTTCCATAACACTTCTTGAACGGACGTTATTGGAAATCAGCATCTTGTCATTAATCGGAACGCTGTTCCACAAATCTTTATGCTTTTCGTAATATTCAGCGAATCGCTTCTCGGTTGAATCTCTGTACTCTTGATTCTCTTGATTCTTCCATTCTTCTTTGTTCATCGCATAGTAGGCGTCGAATATCATAAACGCTGTGTAGAACGCCGCCTTGTCCTGTACACCTCTGGACAGAAACTCATCGACCAACGCATCGTTGCTGTCGAGCATGTTGCGATAGGTTTTGAGAATGTACTTCGGGTCGTGTCTACACACCGATTCGTCACGCCACTTCCACAGATAGAACGGCATTGGGCAATACTTGACGTTTGTACTTAAATTCTGACAAAGGATGTTGAAGTAAGAATCCTCGTGAATCGTGAGTTTTTCATTCCACCGAATCTTCTGCTTGAGCAGATATTTCCTACGATGCACCTTGCCGTGGACGAACGTGCTGTCCATGTCATGATTGATGTATGTGACTTCCTTTTTGTTTTCGGGATTACGAGACTCTTCAACGAACACGGAAACCATGCTGTCGAACCCACCGTCAATTCCCATCTCTCGGAATATAATCCACAGACCGCAGACATTGCAGAACATATCGTCTGCGTCACAGAACATTACATAGTCTGCCGTTGCATAGTCGAGGCAAGCATTGCGAGTTCCAGACACGCCTCTGTGCGGTTCTTTGTGATATTCAATTCTGAACGGATAAGAGTTCAGAAGTTCATCCGATAGAAACGTGTCTGAACCATCGTTGCAGATGATGACTCCAATTTCATCCATCGGAACATTCTGCTGAATTGCGATGCTGTCAAGTAACGGTTTAATTACGCTGTCGTTTTCTTTGTATTGCGGAATTAAAATCTGTAACTTCATGTATCCTTTGACTCCTTATACGCTTACGAATCTGCTTGAGAAATATGTCCAATTTGTGGCTGTTAAATACGAACTATAAAGTGATGATGGAACAAATATACTACCGAATTGCCCAGCTGATGCTGAATAGCCACCTATTGGCGTACTAGTAAATGCGTTCGAATTTGATAATGTGACAACGGATGAACCTAATAAATATAAAGATACTAAATTAAAGCATCTAATAAAAGCATTTGAACTAATTGTTGTACAAATAGGAAAACTTGCAATTGATAGACTTCTACAGCTACTGAATGTATATACAGGAATAACTTTACAAGACGGTAGATATATACTTGCTAAACTACTACAATATGCAAATGTTCCATTGCCAATTGTTGAACAAATAGGAAAGCTTACAGAAATTAATCTGTTACAAGATATAAAAGCTGAATAGTATATAAGCGTACAAGATGGGAAATTTACTTCCGTTAAAGCACTAGAACAACCAGCAAATGCACTGTTTCCAATTGTTGTGCACAATGGAAAATTCACCGATGACAATTTTACACAAGCAGAGAACGCACCAGATGGAATTGTTGTACAAAGTGGAAAATCAACTGTTTGTAAATTTGAACAATAATAGAATGCATAACGATTAAGAGATGTACAAGACGGAAAATATACAGAACTTATAGATATAGTATTACTGAACGCGTAATCACCAATATACGTACAAACTGGAAAACTAATAGAAGTCATATTAACGCATCTATCAAAAGCATATAATTCAATTCTTTCACATAATGGAAATATCGCTGACGATATACTACTACAATATGCAAACGCACTGCTTCCAATTGTTTTGCACGATGGAAAATTTATATTCATTAAATGTGAACAAGATTGAAACGCTCTTTCATTAATCGAAATACAAGATGGAAAATCAACAGAAACCAAATTTGAGCAAAAAGCAAATGTTCCTGTTGCAATCGTTGTAACTTCTGAATTTGTATACGAAGTATACGTGTCATGATTTGCTATGAAATCTGCTAAATCCCCACCACCACTAACATTAACATCTACCGAAGCATAATTAGCCACATTTATTCCGTTAGCATTTGATGTGATGCTCAGAGTTCCACTGACAAGTTCCGATGCTGATACCGTAACTGCTGTTCCTGTGATTGTGCTGCCTGTAATGTAACCAGTTGTATTTGTAACAGATGGCGTAACCGAAACGGAATTATTAGATACTGTACCTTTTGTTGCAGTTGGAGTTCCAGCCGTGCCACTTGGCATGGCATTGACGGTTACGCTTGAAAGACCATCATATCCAGAATCTGGCGATACCGTTTGAGATGATGTGGACGGCGAAACGGTTTTTGACTGTAACGATGGCGATGGGGCTGATGGCTTGCTGTACGTAATCTGTATATTGTCAGTAAGGAATGTTCCTTTTGTATCAAGTATTTCAGTACCACTATCGTTTAAGGATACAATTGTATCTCCATCATATGAAACAATAATATCTGTCATATGTCACCTCTTATTTAACCCCATAATTATAATCAACGCCATCAATTACAATAGTGCCAGCGCCAGTGACCTCGAAATACTCACCAGATGAACCATGATAATAATAAGATACATCGCCAGTACACGAGATTCCAGATGTTTCATAATGTATAAAACCACCCGATTTACAGTTAAGCACAACATAAATAGATAGTGTATCAGTATCCCACCAACCAAATCTGTCAGTAAGGTCTAAGGACACACTTCCTGTGGATGACGTTATTTCTCCTATTTTTGTTTCGCCACTTGTATCATCATATATTTCGCAACTATCAAAATAGTTTGCATTAGAAGGATTAGTTAATGAAATTGTCACAACTGGCGGCTGATGATGTTCTCCGTTATAGACAGTAAGTGATGTCATCCCCCATACACTAACGCTTATTGTTCCAGACGTACCGCTTGAAACATATCCGGCCGACACCGTTGGTGCAAGCGTATACGAAGCAGAACCATATGCAATTACCTCTCCAGTATCTTCATCCACTGTAACAGATATGGTTGGACTATATGACCTTGATGGCGTTGTTGCAGAACCACTTGGAACGGATATTGATGCGTAATTAGTTACATCTGTCGTGCCAGACGAAGTAACGTTATAAGTACCGCTTACAAGTTCCGATGCCGATACCGATACCGCAGTTCCTGTAATTGTACTTCCCGTAATGTATCCTGTGGTATTTGTGACGGACGGTGTTACTGCAATAGAATGAGAAGATACTGTACCTTTAGTTGCAGTTGGGGTTCCAGCCGTTCCTGTCGGCATTGCGTTGACTGTTACCTCATCCAACCCATCATACCCTGTATCAGCCGTAATTGTCTGTACAGATGTAGACGGCGTAACCGTCTTGTCTTGTAATGTTGGCGTTGTTTGCGGTCTGACGTAATCAATTGTGATGTTATCCTCACAATATTTCCCAGCTGTTTGCAATGTTGTTTGACCGCTTGCTGAAACGGATGCTATTGAGGTGTCTTTATACGTAATTGTAATATCTGTCATAATCCACCTCTTACTTATATGGAAATACTTCCATTGGTTTCACCAACGTATATTGCATAAAGATATGTTGTTGGTGTCCTACTAACCTGAGTGACTTCATATGTTACTCCGTCGGCTGATGCAGACCCAACAATAGATAGACCGCATATTAAAGAATACTGCGGAGTTGTTACTACCATATTATACGTTTCTGGGTCTTGATAAATTGAAGCGGATGGGCAAATCTTAATGTTAGATAAACCAGCTAAAGCAGATACGATAGTAACTGTAACCATTGTGCCGCCAGTGCTAATATCATTAATCGCACTTACAAATCCTGTAGGATATACGAGAGATGCGGAAGTGCCACCTTTTGTTCGAATTGCGTTTGCAATAGAAGTAAGTTCAGTGTCTGTTGTCTTATAATCCGTAGGCATCAGAAACTCACCCCGCTTGCACTTGGAATCGTTGTCTGCGAACCATCATACAATGGTAGCGATGCTGCCGCCCATGCTCCATTCACAACCGTCAGAACCTTGCCATTATCAGATGCTGATACGGTTGGAAGAGGATTAGAAACGCTTATTGTCAAAGTTCCACTACTATAAGATTTAGATAAGCCAGTACTCGGAGATATTTTAGTATATGCTTCCCTCGTAGTTACTGCCCATGTTCCAGACGAGTTCAAAGTATAAATATATACTTGGTCACCTTGTTGTTCATCGCTATGCGATGAAACGGAACGATAATATTGAAACTCAAAGTTTGTTGGCGTTGTTGCATCGTTGACGTATGCTAAGAACGCCATGCGATTCTGAGAACCAGTTGCCGGGTTCGCATTACTTGATGCTCTGCAATATACTACTTTATTCGCTTGATATGCTGACAAAACCTCTGCATAAGTCGAAGAGCCGTATGAGCCGATATACATTCCAGTAATATAACCAGAGTCGTTTGTAAGGTCGCTTGTTTTAGACGGAATTACAGTTGAGTCTGGAAGTGCTCCTACATCACTCGCTGTATATGTTGCCTTCGGGTGAACGTGGTCTTCTCTTGCGTATTTTGCAGATGTTCCAACCGCAGCCGTTCCATCAACAATCGGAGTTGCAGTTGCTGCACTCGGAACAGAACTACTTGTGATATAACCACTATCGTTTGTTAAATCACTGGTCTTGCTTGGAATGGATAATGTCACTGCCCCTGTTGAACCATTAACGCTTGTTACAGGATAAGGTGGTGGATTAGAAGCACTGTACTGTTGAACATTATCAACGTTGCCAAGTCCTACATCGCTCTTTGAATATGTAGGTTTTGCGTGAACGTGGTCTTCCCTCGCATACTTTGTGCTCGTTCCAACGGCTGCCGTTCCGTCATCAAGTGGAGTTGCTGTAGCAGCCACAGGAATAGAACTTGCGTCTGCCTTATCACCCAACGCAGAATAAATAACTTTGTTCTGTACTGGGTTCTCGCTCGTAGAACTAAGTGCGGAATCAACAGTTATGTTCGATGGCACTGAGCCAGTCCATAGTCTGATTCCTGTCCCGTCATGCCAATAAACAGGATGCATCGCCCACAGTTCAACCGCAGTCTCAGAATATGCGACTCCCAAGAAGATATAGATTTTATTATCTTTAGTGCTTGGCAAAGCTTGCACATACGGCGTATCAGTGTCTATAATTGCAGAACCATCTGCTTGCGGAGCACATTTAATATATAGTGGAGCTTTCGATGTTAAAGTAAGTGCCTCTCCAGTCTTGTTAAAAGAGTACCCAAGCGTAAATGCATACTGTTCCCAAATGGTAGTGGCAGCAATGTCAGCCTCTGCTGCGTAGTTAGTTGTCGCAGAGCAATAGACAATTTTACCGAATGGGTCTATTGGACGCTGATTGACTGTTTTCGCTGACGTTGCACTGTTATCTGTTCCATTATTTGCTGGAACCCAGTGAGTCCCATCTGCGGAAGTAAAAAACAATCTGTAGTAACGGCACTTATCGTATGTTTTAAGAACACTACTGTTAGTCCTAAGCTGATAACCAATTGTATTTGTGTTAGCATCATAACCTCTATAGCAAATCCAAGCACCACCACTAACCAAATCTTCAGAATAAGTAAATAACATGGTATAGTTTATATTAAAAATTGTGGTGTCTCTCGTTGGATTTGTTGGGGTAATGGGATTACCAGTTGCCATATTACTATAAACTGGTTTTGCGCCCAAATTGTTGATATTGATTGTAAATCCGGACGCCGATGTAACAACCCCATTCTTTAACATTACTGTCGTACCATCTGCAAGCGAAGTAATTCCAGGAACTGTCGCTTTCATTACTTTTGATGTAGATGTGCTGTCTAACTCCCCAAACGGAATAGCTTGCCTTGCTATTACATCTTTTAAATCATAAGTTGTATTGTCTGGAAGTGTTATTGACGCAAGGTCTGGCATTGAACATACCCCTTTAAATATTTATCAGTCTGGATTAACTGTAATTGTTGCCGCTGTTCCTGTGAACGATGCTTCGATAGAACCGCTTGCAGTTGTGCTACCGCTTAATTGAACCTTTGTTCCATTGAATGTTCCGTTGCTTACCGAACCAGTTGTTGTACCACTAACAGATACATCACCCTCGTCCCCGCTAAATGTAGCACTTGACGGAATTGAGATGTTTCCTGTAACGAGACGAACGCCTGTGCCCGAAAATGTTCCGTTGCTTACAGAGCCTGTTGTTGTACCGCTAACAGATACATCGTCTTCTGTTCCAGAGAATGTAGCACTTGACGGAACTGAGATGTTTCCCGTAACAAGCCGAACGCCTGTGCCACTGAATGTCGGGTTTGCACTTTCGTATGCCGCGTCTCCCGTCTTAACTGTAACATCGCTTGTTGTAATGCTATCGCCTGTTGTATAACCGATTTGATACAAACTCAGCGTCTCGTTTGCAACCGCATAATAAGTAATTGCATTGGACGGAGCAGTAGCACCAGGAGCCGCCGCTTCAAGCGTCTTTGCGACTGTAACCTTTGTCGGGTTGTGAATCGTGTCTGTGCTTCCCGCAGTTTTAACAGTAATAGCACCCGCAGTAATATTGCCCGCTGGTGTATAGGTTGCAGTTCCTGTAGTCGAACTAACAGTTGCTGTTTGATTAGAATTTGTAAAACTTACGCTTCCGCTTGGTGTGAACTTCCCTGTTGAAGTCATTGAAGAACCAGTAAACGTTGTTCCTGTAATACTTCCCTCTGGCGTGTACGTTGCAGTACCGCTTGATGCCTTTGAAACAGTTGCCGTTTGGTTCGTGTTTGTAAATGAGATATCTCCGCTTGGCGTGAACTTCCCTGTTGAAGTCATGCTTGCACCAGTGAACGTAGTCCCTGTAATGTTTCCAGCGGGAGTATAATTACCGCTTGAACTTGCAGAAGCAGTGATGGTTACACTTGAAGAAGAACCAGTGAATGATGCGGAGACGCTTCCTTGCGGAGTGTAACTTGTGGAAGCGGTATCTGCATACGCTAAATCTCCGAGTGCAGACAAGTCACCGAACTCTTGCCATGCAGTTCCGTTCCAAATAAATTCCTTGTTTCCGTAAGTACAAATAGCACCAGTATTAGCAGTAATTGATTCGCCATTAACTGTAATCGGGTTTGTAGTAGAACCGTCTGTAAGCGGAGTGGTTGTTACTCCGATATAATATGTGTAACCGCTTAATGCTTCAATCTGCTGACGAGCATAAGCGTCTTTAATATCGTATGTAGAACCAGACGGTAACGTGATTTTTGAAATATCAGCCATGATTGTAAATAGTTCCCCCTAGCATAAAAGATGTGTTAGACAATACGAGTGTTTCGGTTGTATTCGGTTGAAGATACGCAGACGATTTATTGTTCCAGAACGTTCTATCATCCGAAGAAACATGGATGACAGTATTATTGATGTGTTCCAAAAGCAAATCCGCAATATCACCGTTTACAATCGGCATGTCTATTAAGTAACTTGTTCCGTCTCCGATTTTAAGGGCGGGAACATCTTTCGTCTCGTTCCCATCTGATATTGTGGAGTAGTCTTTGTATATGTAAATCGCACCCTCTTCTGCAATTAGTGATGATTGTGCGTTCCATCCAGACTTTGTGTTGTAATAAATTCCCCGCAGACCAAGTTGTTGCAACGTTACGTTTTCTTGAAGCGTTACATCGTTTATGCTCGGTTTGTTTTGAAGTTCGTTGTAGTCCGATACGCCTGTAACTTCTGTAATGAGAACCGATTCCCAATGTTCAGCGTTCCATTCCTCTGGAACATCTATCGCCGTTGTGCACTTATACAAAGTGCTGTCATACAGGCAATAATCTCCGATGCTGTACGTTGAAGAACTACTGTACGGATTAGCAACACATGCTTGCAATTTTCGCAAGTCTGTTGTCGCTTGCAAGTCATCGATACTGTACTTGTCACCGTTTAAAACGATATAAGATACATCTGGATATTCAGAAGAATCGTTGCTCGTTTCTTGCTGTACAGGCGGTTGCTCTTCTTCAACATTTGTATTCGATGGAATCGGCTGTGCAAGTGCAAGTAACTCGTCTATCGTATATACTTGACCGTTTATATTTACATTCATCCCATCTTCGACAGGATATCTGATTCCGTTTACAACGATGTAGGATATTTCTGACATAAAATCCCCCTCACCGTTTTAATCTCTTCTGATTGTTCCGTTGCTTACGTCTACACTTCTGGAGCGAATGTAAATCGTGTTACCGTCAATATAAACGTTCGTATCTGTCGGAGAAGGATTAGCGTTCGCTGTACTGATAAGCCCACTCCACTCAGACTGCGGAATATATTTCAGAGCAAATAGCCGTTGCTCGTATGCCATTAATTCTCCCGAAAGTTGTTTGCCCAACTCGATAAATCGCTGTGTATTGTTTCGCTTGTCTTCTGCTGTTGAAGAACGAGTTGAGAATGTTTTATCAGTAATCGGATTCAGAACATTAAGATAAGCATTAGACATTCTGTAATACCAATCGTATGCAACGCACAGACCAAGTATTCTCTGCTGTGTAGGGTCTAATGTGTTCTGAAAGATTCCGTCTGTATAAAAATCAAAATCAATTACTGTTCCTACTGCCTGTTCTTCAGTTATCGTAACAATTCCTGTTTGTTTATCGTAGGAAGCAGTTGGAATCGGGATGTATTCTACACCGCCATCATCGTAAACAGCAACAGCACCAACACTGCAAAGGTCAAAGTTCTTTTTATCTGTTGAAACTTCAAGCGGAAAAGTATCCGTTTCTTTTATCGTATATTCGAAATCATCATATGACGGCAGTGTATATGCAAAGTACGATTGAATGTTTGGCGGTCTGTTAAAACGAGGAATAGAAGTAATCAACGCTTGCGACTTTGCCCGAAAGAACTGAGCGGGATTCGTTGCAAGTTGTTCTTGCCATCGCACATCATCGATGAATTGCATCGCATACTGCGTCAGAACGTCCGAAAAAAGTGTTGCCATTAATTACTCCTATTCCGATAGTTTATCTTAAATTAGTTGCCTTCAAGTTCTCTGTTCAAGCCCTCAACAATCGGCAAGAAATATCCCTTTGGGCATTTCTTATCTTTGCTCATTTCGTTGAGTTTGATTACCGTTTCTCTCTTCACAAGCGGAGAGTGTTCTTGGAACGCTTCGAGATATCTCTGTGCGACCATCATCTTGCTTCCCTCGCAAAGATTCGGATAGATATCCAGGATTCTATCTCCCATCTCGATAATTTTGCGGAATGCTTCTCTATCGAGATATTCTCCGTCTTTATAATTTACTCCGTATGCTTCACGTTCTTCTTCGGTAAGACCGTCAAGAACAATGAGCCAACGCTTATCCATGAAGAATCTGCATTGTTCGTCCATCATGGATGTGAACTCTGATTTTGGTACGTAGAACTCTCCACGCTTTCCTGTTACGCTTCCGAGCCTACCACCCTGTCCGAACATTACTCTGTTATCATCTGCAACCTCTGCTTGCCACAGGAAATGTACTTTTTCTGTCGAAACAGGAACTGTAATGATTTGTGGCTGTTGCATTTTTTGCAACTGTTCCATCATCTCATTCATCTGCTTCTTGTACATCTCTATCTGTGCTTGTAGCAGTTCGAGTTCAGAATCTTTCTTTTCCGCTACGGGAGTTTCTGTAGGTGCTTTTTTCGTCCTTGGTTTCCGAGTCGTTTTCTTTTCTTCTGTTACTTCGGTTTTGATTTCTTCAGTAGCCATTTTTATTTCCTTTCTTATGACTTACTATTTTGTTAAGCACTTTATATACTGGAGCCGAAAATCGGAGTCGAACCAATAACCTATCGCTTACAAGGCGATTGCTCTGCCATTGAGCTACTTCGGCATGACGGAGAGGGAATCAATCCCTCTCCTATTGTTTTGCTATTACACGGTAACAACGCCGACTTTGGACTGGAACAGAGCGATAGCATCAAGAGAAATCGTGATGTTGATTGCGAGTTCCATGTCACCCGCCTTGGACGGGTCAACTTCGAGTTGAATCGGAGTGTCTTCGTTGTACGCAATGGTGAGCGGTTTGTATCCGTTGCCAGCAAGCATGAAAATCTTGCTCTGGTCAAGGATAGTCGCAACGTTACCGAACTGAGTATTCGGGATGACAGCATCGGTAATCGGCATAAGGCGAACGCCCATGAACTCACCGAGATAACCAGTCTGCGTATAGTCAGCACCGAGCAGAGTTGCGATAGCCGCATCCATGTTCACGTTGGTCGAGCCAGTAACCTGTGTCGGCAGAACCTTGGACAGAGCGACAAGACCGCCGATAGCAACGAGGTTGGAAACCGGGGTGTTATTGACTGCGGAAATCTTGTTCGCAAGAGTTACCCAGTTGGGGCTATTGAAGACATACTGCAAGCCAGACGGAACAAGTGCCGTATTCGACAGAGCCGCAGTCATCGTGCTGTTCCACAGAGCAAGAGTCTTGCTGTAGATACCAGCAGTGATGTTTGCGAAGAAGCGTCCGAAGTCAACGTTGTTGCCAATCAACTGCGACCACTTAGCATTAATCTGAGCAGTGCGGGGTTGCGGAACGAGCGTGTATGTCTTGGAATAGAACCGATTACGGGGAACAGAGCGAGACGCACCCCAAGCGGAATCCTGGAAAATCGGGATATCGCCAGAGGATACTTCAACTTCATAGGACTCACCGATACCAACTGTAACAGTTTCTGCGAACAGACCAACTGCTTCGCTGTAGACTGCGGGGATAATCGGAGTAAGAACTTCACGATAGATGCCCATCAGAGTTGCGAGGAAGGTCTGATTGTTGCGGAAGTTTGCTTGATAACGCTTGAAATCTTCCCATGTTTCGGGTGCTTTCGTGCCGTTCTGCATGCAAGCAATCTTGGCTGCGAACAAGAAATGGTTCTCTTTGAAATACTTGTTCAGTTCAGAATACTGCTTATCATCGATTCTACGCTGTGCATTTTCAGCAAGACCCATGACCTTGTGCAGATTGTTCGTTCCACGAGCGGCGTAGTCATACGCAACGGCTCTTCCCGCTGCTACGATATCGTCACGTTCGCTGTTCGTTCCATTAACGGCAAAAATGTCGTTAGAAATGCTGTTGAATGAAAGTTTAGACATAGTTGTTTTCTCCTTTCAGATTATGCCACAACGGTCTTAGCGACCACATCGACATAACCGAACGATGCACCGTTGCCCTCTACGAAGTTGCCAGAGTCACGCAGTTCAAAGTAGATTGCACCCTGTGTGGCGGGAGCAGATGCACCAGGAACGAGCAGACCGTCATCAATCGTGAAATATGTGTTGGTGCTCAGAGCGGCAGACAGATTGCCTACGCCAAAGCGATACACGCTCTGTCCGTCAAAATCGATACGGGTGAATGTGCAAAGTCTGCCTTTGATAGACGGAAGACCAAGAGTCTTTCCACCAACTGCATACAGATTGCCATCACCATCATCGATGTACTGTACGTCATAAGTGTTGCAAGCATAGATGACTTCGTTGATGTCATCGCTGTCTTCCGCAACGCCCATAATCCATGCGTTCTCGTTGTATACACGAGTGCCGTTGGGGTCATCATAACCCTGGTTGCCAAGCCGGCCAGTACGCTTGCAGAGCAGACCAGCAGAAGCTACGGCATCCTGTGCAGACTCTTGATACAGACCCGCAATGTTGATAAGGTCATCAAACCGACCATTAGTAATCCTCGGCTCAAAAGCCGTTTGTGCGATTTTCGCCATAGTAAAATCTCCTTTTACTTGTTGTTGCGGAGACTCGCCAGAATGCCCTTTACTCCGCTTTCAGTGGGGGCTTTCCCACCGTCTTTTTCCCAAACGAGAATCTTTGCGTTCTTTGCAATCTTATCCTCGTTGTATTTCTGTGCCTGTTTTCCACATTCCGCATACACAGCGTTCATGGCACACTCGTCACCATTCCACTCGTTGTTTGCGTTCATGCACTCGTCATAGTCTCCATCATCAACGCACTTGTTGATATCTTCAAGAACTTTTGCGTCAACTTCGCATTCAGCACTCTCATTGAATTTTTCAAGAGCAGATTTTGCAGAAGCTTTCGCTGCTTTTCTACGGCGATTCTTCTCTGCTTCTTTCATTTCATTGAGGTTTGCTTCGGACTTTGTTGCACGTTCTTCAGCGTCTTTCTTCTCGTTCATCAGCAGTTCGATTTTTGCGGAAAGTTCACGCATCATTTCGAACGCATCTACTTCGAGACTACGTTCGCTATCGAAGCAGACAGACGAATTAACGCTTGCCCTCTTGATTCTTTCGGGCTGTACGGTTTCTTCATCGTCAGCTTTAATATAGCTGTATGTTGTACCGTCTTCGCTCATAAGGCAAATCAGAGTTTCGTTCTTCTCGTCATCATGCATTGCCGACAGAACTTTGTACGCATCAAAGTACGTCTCTTGGAGAACCGAGCATTCTCTCGGATTGAGAATAATCATTCTGTTATCTCCTTGTTTCTTACTACTATTGTTTTGTGGTTGGTCGCTTTCTTGTTGCTCGTAAGAAGCGGCTTTTAGTTTAGCTTCGGCAAATTCTGCATTGAGCAACTCCAACGCTTTTATCGAAGCATTCGGGATGGCGGGTTGAACATCGTCTCCAAGTATCGTCACGCCCAGTCCTGTCCATTTTGTGAACACTTCGATATCGCCTTCCTTATAGGATTCCTCTACCATTGTTTCTGCGGATACGTCCATCTGCCCTGTACGGATGATTTTATCCACCAACTCTGGTGCGTAGAACTCCCACAAGCGACCTTTTGCCACTAGCCATTTCTCCCCATCTATTTCCTCGATAGAGAAGTCTTCTTTATCTACAGACAACGCACCTACTATTCTCTCTGCTGTTGCGTCTGTAAAACTATAATACTTTTCTCCCGTTTCAAGGTTCGTTCTTTCTTTCATGTTATGACCGTCACCAATCTTTCCATGAACGAACGCACAAAGAATCGGTTGCCCTAGAAACGTGTCGCAGTATTGTTCAAGGTTTCTATAATCCCAACGATTACGGTTAATGCCCTCACGCATCACCTTGATTTCAACTGCGAACTCGTACTGATTTATACGCTGTAAAACAGTAAGCGTTCCTGTCATTTCCATTTTTTATTCCCCCGCATCGATACTGGCTTCTTGCCCGTCATTATCGATTCCGTCTCCAATCTCTGTAGTAGGTCTTCCACCCTCATCAATCTGTGCTTGTGGCGGGAGTTTACTCTCGCTCTGTTTCATGGAGTAACTGGTAACGAGCGGGATTCTTCTATCTAATACTCCGCTTGCAACAACTGCTTCCGAAACAGATATGTCATCGAGAATCGAATGACCAAGAAGTGCATCATACCTTAATGTGTCTATTAATATTCCGAGCGTCATGCCTTTTCTGGCATCCTCGATTTCTGCCTTTTCGCTGAAGATGTTCCCAAACATTTTGAATCGCCAATTATATCTCAGACCAACATCTGCATAAATTCGATTCATCATATTCTCAAACGTCCTATAGATACCCGATGCATACTGTGATTCTATCTTAGCAGCATACTCTATCATTCCAGCTCTTGGCTCTGTGCTGAGAGGAAGCAATGGGTTTCCCGCTTTCATCATCACGTAAGCATATCCCTCGCTCGAAATGTTTTGGGCGTTAGGTGCTTCCGCAAGTTGCTGAAGTTTCATGTTCTTCAACGGGGCTGCATAGAATCCGATTCCGCTTGTGTTGTTGGCATTCATCATCTGATACCACAACGCTTCGAAGAACTGTCTCCCGCTTGGTGACAACTTGTATGCATCTTCCATCGTGGAAGAAACGTTATCTTGGTATTCGATTTCGCCTGTTAGTACAGAGACTAATGGGTTTGCCAAAAGTTCAAGTTGCAGATTCTCGTATTGAGAAATCTGTGCCATGCTAAGTATCAAGCCCGCAAAGGGCGAAATCACGTCTCGTGAAGAATCATCAATCTCAAACGTCCATACTAAATCCACTGGGAGAGTTACCCAATAGAACCATTGACCATTCTGATAATAAATATCTGGATTGCCAACTTCGTTTCTTGCCATCACTTCTTGTGCTTTAGAAGCAATTGAAGAGAACGCTACGGATTTACTGCGTTTTCCTGTCGGTTCATATGCAACAACATCGAAAAAGTCTTGTGCATACGGTTTAAACAAATCACCGAACTGAGAGATTGTTGTTCCAGGCTTCAAGAAATACATCATGTTGAACGCAACAGTGTATTTGCTGACATTGTTAAAGCCTACGATTTTAATCCAATCTTGCGGTAATTGCTGTAAGAAGCAGTAATTGACAGTGTTGTGTGCTCTGTCGATGCTCTTGCGAAGATTGTAAAACACTTTGCCTTCCCGCAACGCAATCATCGCAGCTTCATGTGCTGTCTGTTGCGGTTTAATCTCTTCGCTTATCTTCTCAGTCAACCACCATTCCCGCTTGAAATCTGGTCGCTTTGAATCGGAGTCTGAAATATATTTCGGATATGTGTAATACCGATATGTCAATATATCGGCTGCCGTTTTAATAAGTTTAAAATACGGATATGCTGTCCAAACGAGAGAGTTGCTTACTTCACGAAGAGGTTTTTCACTGCTGTTTGGTGCAAGCAAGAACTTAACAATATCGTTCTTCCCGTAACTATGCGGAAGCGTTGATATAGACTTAACTCTATTGTTCTGCATCCACGGATTATTCGTGAAGGAATTATAAAGTTGCGTCCTTGATACAGCGTTCACGAACTGCTGCTGAGAAAGATTTGGATATTCTTTTTCTACCGCTCGGAAAAGGCTGTTGAATGTTTGGTATCCGACATTATTAAGTTGTGCAGTTTCGTTTTCTGCCATTCAAATCTCCTTATCCGTTAATCTTTCTTCAGTTCTTTTTTAATGTTAGCATCGAGTTCGTCAAAAAAATCTTGCAAAGATTTCTTTTGGCTTTCAGCGTGTTGCTCAACAAATTCATTAATTAGAATCATATTGCACTTAGCTAACCATTCAGAATCCTGTTCCGATAACGCCTTTAAATCTCTTGCTGATATTTCCACGCCACCATCTGGTATCGATTCATCGTATACAAGAATGTAATCAGATGTGATACGTTGAAAACGTTTAGAACATGCCAATTCGATGTTTTCGCTATTCAATTCTAACGCCGAAAGAATATATACTATTTGCTTTTTTTCTTCCATATGTTTAAATAATTAATACGTTCTTTCCGTTTTTCCAACCGTCTTGTATCCGTGGCTTTATACTGTATTGTGGCATTGGAACGTTGTTTGCTGTTTTTGCTTCGTTTGGATTAGCGAAGTACCGTTGCCATTCGCTCTCCCGTGGCTTCCCGTTTAGTTCTTGTTCGAGCAATTGTGCAAACCGCAAAGCATACTTTAATGCAGACCACATATCTCGCTGAATTGAATTGCTAATTCGTTTCTCAGAGATTCCCGTTCCACTAACCTTTTTAATTAGGTTTGCTATCTGACCGCACAATTCTCTCGTTTTCAAATACGGGATTGCGATTGTTGGGTCAAGCGTATCATCTTTGATGTGATGCATCAGTTTGTATGCCCTTATTCCGTCATACAAATTTGCAACAAGGAGTTGTACGTTTCTATGTTCAAACTCCAACTCTGCATAACGTACCATCTCTCCATCGTTATCATGGATTCCGTTTCCGTATCCGCTTGTTGCTTTGATTGCATATATAACGGGCAACGCACCTTTTTCTTCAAGTTCTGGGAACTCGTGGTTTACACAGCATAGTGGTGGCAACCCATCTCCCAAATCCTTGTGCAGACATTCTACAACACCTTTACCGTATTGCCATGCGTCAATTGCGATATACGTTCCGTTCCCACCCTCAAGTGTGTAACGATACCATCTGTCTTTCAACTGACGAGCCTGTAGCATCTGCTCTCTAGGCGGCGGTGAATCTATGACGTATACGAGTTGTTTTAAGAATCTGTCTTTTTTGTACTCGTCCTTTTGTTCTGTAAGTTTCAGCACAGCAGTGGCACACTTTGCGTTGTTCGCACCCTCTGCATAGGAAACGTCATATCCGATTACATATCTAACATTTCTATCACCGCAGTGCCTTGCTTCCATAATCGGAAGTATCTTTGACTCTGTAAGTGTCGAGTCACGAACAACAGGGTTTGCACTTGTTCCCGTCCATATGCTTTCTATTTCTCGGAGTTGTGCTTCGGGCGTTTGCTTCCCACGCAAATCATTATAATATTCAACGTCACGTATGCCCGATAAAACTGCTACAGTCCAAGGAATATCCATGCAAATGGAACTTTTCCCATCAAGCATTTCCCTGTATGTAAGATTGCGGTATTCAAACGATGCATTCGTCTGCGTACCCGCAGATGTTATATACTGCTTTTGAAATTGCGGATAGTACGGGTCATTCTCCCTGTCAACCTTTCTTGCTACACGGGCTGTAGGAAGAACTGCGTTTGCGAATCGTTCAAAATCAAATGCTTTTCCCGATTCTTCCTGTGCTACCTCTTCTGCACAAATTCCGTTACAATCGCTACCACGTTCAACAGATATTGTGATTGTCGAACCGCACTTCGTTCTTATCTCGAAACTATCTCTTGCGTTCGAAATAACGTCCCAATAAGACGCAAGCGATGGATATTGTTCTTTAATCGCTTTGAACTTCTCGTCTGCGATTTCTGCCATCTGCTCTTTTGTTGGTGCTGCGTATCTGTAAGTTGTTCCTGGGAACAAAACACCTTGAAGCATCTTCGCAAGAAGCAAGCAGAATGATTTTGTAAATCCACGAGACGCTGTTATAAATGAATGTTGAAATCTAAAGAATATTCTAATTAAAACTCTTTGAACTATTTCGAGCGTATATCTTGGATTCTCTGCTTCCATAACATCTAACAGCCTATCTGGAAACGCTCTCCAATATGAAACCAATAGACTCCATGCATCCTCATCGAAGAGTTCCATCTCTTCGTAGTCTATCTTCCGCTCGGTATCTTTTTTTATAAAAACAGATTGTTCTTTAGAATATTTATATTTCTTATGTGCCATATTAATCTCTTAATGGTGGCACTACTCCGATTTCTGACATGGCTTTTCGTTCAGCACTTGACGGTTGTGATAGCAATTCTTCAAAAACGTCTTCCACTTGTGCGGATAACGGCAATGACGAAAGTTCTGTATCCCCGTTATTTTTCCGCATCGTATTTACTATTGCCATTATTATCGAATCGACAACATCTAATGATGTATGATATTTATTATTGTCATTAGCAAGAAGAGAAATAAGTTCGTCTCTGCCTACGATTTTGTGATTTCTGATAGCACCTTTCTTTTCAAGGTTCATAATCAGCATGTCAATCCGAGTTGCTTCTAAACTCTTGACATCTCCCGCTTTCATCGCTTCACGAGACATGACAGAGTTAATCATGTCAGAGTATCGTTTCGCACCCGCAGAATCGTTTGCTGCTATGCACCTCTTTAATTCCAATCGAAGTTCGCAAACCTCGATTACGCCACCCTCTTGACGAGCAGTAATCGCATTATTATACTCAGCAGACTGTACATCGTAGTAACTCTCAAGTTCCCTGTATTCAGCATCCGTATAATCTCTTGAATTTCCGTCTGCATCAAAACGAGAACCCCATTTCTTCCGCATGGATTCACGCCATGCTTTCATCTGTTCGAGTTCTCTTTCTTCTCTTTCTGCTTTCTTATCTTGCTCCGTCTTTGGCGGTCTTCCTCTTTTTTTAGGTTCAATAGAATCTAAATCAGTAGGTACTTTCACATCAACATTCCTCTCGGTTACTGTGACAGTTTGTAATAATTATGCAGAATATATGCATGTGCTTACACTATTACTAAGACCCCCAACTTGTCGTACTGTGACAAAACGAAAAAGCGGTTTATTCAACCGCTTCTTTATTAATCTTATCTATAAATGTTACACCAATTATAGCCGCTGACCATGCATCTTTTGAGAACCCGTAGAACCAATCTTGGTTTGCTTTTGTTCCCTTGCCGTTCTTGAAGTCAAACTTTGCGAATCTGTCTATCATCGCTTGCCGTAGGTTTGCGTCTTTCGCCTTTGCAGTTCCGCACAGATTAAGTTTTTCTTCTAATCTGTATAAAGGATAGAACGGTATATGTCTTTCGTCTGCTGCTTGAATGAATCTTCCGTTCCATGTTATAGATGTTATTGTTGATTTCCCAATTGCCATTCCATAACTTTGGAACTCTTCGTAGACAAGTGCATCATACAACCACATCTTTACGATGCTATTCAGTAACGTATTATTATCTACCTTACCAAATTCATACGGAATATAATTGTTTCTTCCCATCAAGCAGTATCCACTGCTATCTGTCCCAACATCTAATGCGAGTATTGTATTTATCATACGATAATCTCTCTTCGTTTATAATAAATAATATTTTTGTTTTTCTCTTTTGCCCATTCGTGTTCCATCTTCGCTCCCTTTGAACGCTTCCATCCATCTAAAAACACAACGGTGTCTGCGATATCCAAAAGGACTTCATCAATCCGCATGTATTCTTCCCACTCTAATCCGTAAGGAATGTGCGTTGGAGATAAAACTAAATATCCTAAATGTTTAAACACAAATTCCGCATCTGCAAAATCATATAGATATTTTTTATTGTTCGAAATCGAACCAGCTATATATGCGATGTTATCCATGCTGAACCTCGTTTCCCCAACAATCCCATCCGTCTCTTTCAGACCTCGCATACATTTCTATCTTCGATGTGTTTGGATATAAACGTTCGATAATCCGAAAAGAAATCTCTGGCTTTTGCGAATGTTTTCTTGACCGTTCTGTAAAAACAGAATGAATCTTTCCTCGTTCTTTTTTATCAACAGGCATTAACTTTCCATTGTACATGTACAGTAAATATTCATGCCCATATCTTATAGTGAAAGCAGTTGGTATTCCTATAACCTTGTTCCAGACCATTCTCGCATGCAACTTATATCCAAGTTCTTTTGCAATACGTTCTGCATCAAACAGATACTTGTCTATTGTCCACAAAAATAAAACTTGTTGCATCCCATCTTTAGTTACCAATCGCAAGTGTTCTTTTATTTCTTCTAATCCTAAAGTTTCATAATCAACGCTTCTTCCAGAACTGTTAGGACTATGTTTTATAAAACCGCCACGAGTCTGTCTCCACGGTGGGTCTGCGAGTATCAAATCGTAACTCTTATCCGTATTGTTTATATCAACAACCATTTAGAAATCCTCTTCGTCTGGATTGCAAGGGCACACATATGTGATTCTCGCACCGCAATTAGCACAGTGACATTCGTGAATTACTCCCTCTCCCTCGTAATCGTAATCAGAGAAATCAAAATCAGCATCCCATATTACGCTTCTTGTTAAGCAGTGAAAGCACTCAAACATTTTCTTCTCCTACCTTTTTCCCGTCTCCGCAGAACCAAGTATCTTTGGCACAACAAAGCGTTTTACTGTCCTCGCAATTTTTGTAATACCACATGCAGTCTTTACATCTGACTAACTCTGTATACTTGTCAAGTTTTCCATCAACCAAATATTCCGTTGCTTTTAAAGCAAGTTCTGACAATTCATCAATTAAATTTTTTAAATCTTCTGCTCTTTCATAACCGTCATATCCAATTGATATTCCTTGTATCATTTGCAGACAATCCAATACGTTTTGTGGCGTATTCAATTCAATTATGTTTGTATCAATCTTCTTCGTCTTCTTCGCCATATTTAAAATACTTCTCTTCAAATTCTTCTCTCTGCATAAACACAACATCATTCCTGTCGCATAAATCAGAATAAAGATAATCAAGTATCCATAATTGTTCTTCCATCGAAATCATGACAACGTAGTGCCCGTTTTCAATCATCTGCTTTGCGACTTCAAAACATGCTTCAGCAGTTTCAAACGCCAATTCGTTTTCCATATCGTTCTCCTTATAATCCGTTAATCCTAAATGCAATAAGTGCTATTGAAACAACAACGATTAAAGCAAGCACAACTATTAGAAAATAATCCATCCAACTCATGCTGTTATCAATGAATAAGATGCAACGTGCGTCTTATTACCCCATCTGTCCTGTACTTGAATCATTTCCGTTTTGATTGCATATCCAAGTTTTTTAACAGTGTGGATAATAGCCGCCAACCGCATGATTCCAAGGTCTTCTTTTGCCTGTGTCGGTGTAATAGCACCATTCGTCTGCATGTACCAAATGACTCGCTCTACTTGCGTCATCTTGCCAAGATTTACTTCGTTCATTTTCTCTCTCCTATTCTTGATATTCATATGCTACGTTTTTAAATATGAACTGTTCGCCTTGCCAATAAAGCGGAATCTTCTTTGTTTCTCCGTTTCTATTCTTCGCAACAATCAGTTCAGCATCGTTTGGTGAATACTCTTTGTCATAAACCCAAGGTCTGTACGGAAACAGGACTACATCCGCATCTGCTTCCAATGCACCAGACTCTGACAAGTCAGACATCATCGGTGTGTGGTCTGCTCTTCCCTCGGAGTTTCTGTTTAACTGTGATACCAATATCACAGGAACATCCAAATCTTTTGCAAGTCTTTTAATCGAATGAGATATCTCTGCAACCTCTTGATTTCGTGTCGCACTTTTAATCTCGCTCTGTATCAATCCAAGGTAGTCAATGACTATTAAATCGACTCTTCCCTCTAACGCCGCTACCTTTTTGCACTCAAGGATTATCTTGTTTACTGTCACAGATGTTGATTCGTTCAGATAAAACTTCATATCCTCTATCTTTGGCTGTGCATCAAAAACTTTAGGTGCGACCACAGGATTGTCAGATTTCATGTCATACAGTATTTCCTGTTCAGAGTGACCTATCATTCCGAATATCATTCTCTGCACGATTGATACTGAAGTCATCTCAAGAGAGAAGTAGCAAACAACATACCCATTGAGTGCAACGTTTGTTGCAACATTTGCCACGAACGATGACTTGCCCATTGACGGTCTTCCCGCAACGATTATCATGTCTCCCTTGCACAATCCTCTTATTGTTTTGTCGAGGTCATAGAACCCTGTTGAGATTCCTTTGTCTTGATTCCCAAGTTTATTGATTGCTTCAGCGATAAAATTCCGAATAGGTTTCAGCCCACTATCAATTTCTTTTGTGTACTTGTATAATGCTTGTTGTGCTTCAGCGATAATTGATTCATCGCCTTGCTTTGCTCTTTCAACAATCTGCGAGAAGTCAGCAACGAATTGTCTGTTCCGATATTCTTCTTGAAGTGTTTTTAGATAAATTTCGAAGTTAGCAGCCGTTGGCAAGCAACAATATATTTCTACAAGTTTCGGAATAAAGTCCGAATCGACTATACTGCTAACAGATTGCAACCCAACTTCGAATCCTTGTTTGTGTGCTATCTGTATTGCTGAAAACGCTCTTGCACAATCCTCATCCAAGAAATGTTCTCGTGTTAGTGCAAGCAGTGCAGTTTCACACGCACTCTCGTCAAGCATCATGCAAGAGATAACTGCTTTCTCGGCAGTTGAATTGTGCTGTTGTACAGAAGCTATCTCTTGCTCCATTTAATCCTCACATGCAATCTTCAAGCAAATTAATTTGGTATGCACCCTTTGAGATTCTTCTCTTTGCAATTTCAACGTACTCTGGATTCAGTTCAATCCCAACAAAGTGTCTCCCCATGTTATGTGCGACCAACCCTGTTGTTCCGCTTCCGAGAAAAACGTCAAGAACAACACCGTCTTTAGGGCAACCCGCCGCTATGCAGTTCTCAACGAGTTCTTCTGGGAACGTTGCAAAGTGTGCTTCCTTAATCGAATTAACAGATACGTTCCACACATCACGCTTGTTTCTTTTTTCAGTTGGAACGTATACATTCCCCGAATATGTTTGGTAATGCGAATCATCGTTTTCTCCGTACTTGTTCCCACCAAACTTTATCTTGGCATCTTCTGAAACTTCTGATACGCAGTCTTCCTGTATTGCCTTATAGTCAAAGTAATATTTCTTTTTCTTCGAAAACAGGAATATATACTCATGTGACTTCGTGCACCTGTCTTTAACGGACTCTGGCATTGGATTTGGTTTACTCCAAATAATGTCCTGTCTCAAATACCATCCGTCTGCACGAAGAGCAAACGCAAGCATCCATGGAATCCCTATCATATCCTTGTCTTTGTAAACACCATTGTTGCCAACAAGTTTAGGCAAGGCACTTAGGTTCATTGTTCCTTTCGAACCTTTTTGAATTTTAGAATGTTCCAATGGAAGATTTGTAAAGTCGAATCCTCTGCTCCCGCTTCCCCAATAAGAATCAGCTATGTTAAGCCATAATGTTCCGTCATCTTTCAAAACACGCTTCGCTTCGTGGAATACTTCTACAAGTTTATCTACGTATTCTTCTGGGGATTCTTCCAAACCTATTTGCTTATCTTCTCGAACCGCTCCGCATAATGGGCATACTGTTTTATAAATTGCGTCTCCAACAGGATGACCACTATCTACCATTGCTTTATGCCCTGTGATTGTTGCATCGCTTCGTTTGCTTATACGATAGTGTGGGCAATCTGGGTTACCACCGACCCACTTCCCTGTTCCGTAATCTCTTAACCCGTAATACGGTGGAGAAGTTATAATGCAATCGACAGAAGCATCTTCCATTGTCTTCAATGCGGTAAGAGCATCATCGTTATATATAAAATCAATATTCGTTACTTTACTCATCTTTACTTCCGTCAATTAATCCCTTTACTTTTTCAGCGTTCTTTGATTCTAAAAGTAAAGTGTTATCTTTAATCGCCTTTTCCAACCACTGCGGTCTTTTAGAGTTACGCTTTTCTTTTTCGACTTCCTGTCTGTATTGATTCATGAAGTGCGATTTCTCAACGCTATATGAATCGGACTCATAATTAAGTGTTCCTATGGATACAAACCCTGTTCTTCCACCTATTGCACGTTTGATTGTCTCTGGCAAAGAAGAATAAGAATCGTTATCGTAAGAGTGCGAGTATGCATTGTATTTCTTCCTTGCTTTTATAAGAATCTCAAACGCTTCCATTTCGTTTGGCTCATTCTCAAACTTATGCTCGGTAATGATTGCCTTAATCTTTCCTACTCTCGGCATGAAGTCATCCGTACTGTTCTGAATAAAATCCCATACCGCAAGAGATACTGTGCTATATGGTTCATCTTCAAATGACTTCGCCCATATCTCAACGAACATTTTCATTTGCTCGTCTGACATTGCCTTGAACGTGTCTGGATAATATCCCATCAGAACACCTACAATCTTTGCAGTCTCCTGTCTATTCATCCCATGCTCCCTCTCTCGCTAATCTCTGCATCCTTTGGAAACTGTTTTCTCCAAGTCTGCTTGTGCATTTCTCGTTCAGATAACTTTCGAACTTTGTGCCGAACAGTGTTACTGGTCTAAGAAACTCTTGCATCTTTGGGTCTTTCCCCCACGCACGAACTTTCTTATCTATTACGGTTTTGAAATCGTCAACCGTAAATCCCTCTCGCATCCTTGCCTTAATCATCTGCACTGTCTTCGGTGTGTTTGCTCTGTACGATGACCCTGTAGAAAGATTCAAATATTCGATAATCTCTTTAATGTCATTACTTTTTGAATCATTATCTGCATCTGGTAGTTCAATTTCTTTAAGAGGGCAGTCCGTTGGGCGTTCAAGCAAAGGAATGATTTCTCCGTCATCTCCACGGATTGCATAGTCTGCGTTCTCGCATCCGTTATGGATAGGACATGTGGAACATTTTTGTGGCATTATGATATTTATTAAAACTGCTTTCATTTAACTGCCCTCTTAAATCCTGTGGTCTTCTTCTTTCGGTTCTTCCGTGTAATCGTATCTAATGTTTTTCTCATAATTTTCAGACAGAATCTTGTCAATCTGCATTGTGTTCTTGTGCCACATAAAAGTTTCGAACACCATCTGCGGTGCTATTAAAGCCGATGCGAACATGCAGTAGTATTTTTCTCCACGCAAGTCTGTCATCGCCTTGTCAATTGCACAGTTACCTAACGCTATAAGAGTCTCTTTATTCTGTTTGCAATAGTTGACGATGCGTGATGCCGTTTCTCCGTATGCTACAACCTTTAACGTTTTGTAGCGATGCTCTTGCATGTTTGTTTTGATGCAAAGAGTAAACTCTGTTTCCATGAATCCCTTTGCATTCATGCGTGATACGTATCTTCCCAATATCTTTCCTGTCGCTACGGCGTGTCTTGCACCCTCTGAATCTGTCTGAATTATGAACATTAAATCTCTGACTCCATATCTTCCAAGAACTCTGGCGGGATTTCGATGTTGCTGTAATTCATGTCATCAAAATCCTTTGCCGTCTTCTTTGGCTCTTCTCCATCCGACATTGCTTTCAATGCCATTTGTAGTTGCAGAACAACCAATCCAATGTTCTTCGGAATAATCATTTCTGCATTGATTTGAAACTCTTCCTTATTGTTCCTATTCGACCAATAATCGTCTCTCTTGCACTCGCCAACGATATAAATCTCGTCTCCCTTTTCCAATTGCGATGCGTAAGCGGAATCATCTCCCCAAACGCAGACGGAGAAGTTATCGTATTCTTTAACGTTCCCGCTCTTTTTCGTATCGGATTGCAGTAAGAAAGTGCAGACAGGAGTTTCATTCTTACCTACTGTCTTGTATTGGGGGTCTGTAGTTATCTTACCGACTCCCGTTGCAAGATACTTCCCAAATCTTGTCTTCGATAAAGTAATCATTCTTTATTCCTCAAAATGCGTCATCGAAATCCAAGTCCAACGGTTCTTGCGTTTGCTCCGCTTTTGCAGTTGTTGCGGTTGTTGTTACAGACTTTGGCGGTCTTCCACGCTTTGTGGTCTGCACAGTTGGAACAACTTCCTCAACTTGCGGTTCTTCTTTTACTTCTGCTTCTTTCTCATCTACAACTTCTGCCGTTTCTGCCGCAAAATTCATCTCAAACAATCCATCGGATGTTCCGTCTTTTGCGTCTTTGCGGAACGCTTCTGCCATTTCGATTGACAGTACACCACGTTTGCTCAACAAATGCTTCAACACTGTTTTGGTTGCCATTGCGGAGAAGTTAGAGTACCAGGGTGAAGAGCATGCTCTTAGTTCCGCATCCGTCAATCCCTGTCCTGTCTGTTCATATGTAAGGAACTTCGAATAAAGTTCAGCATTGAAAGATTGACTGTAACGGTTTGCCCAAGCGACCATCTTTGCATAGGAGAAGTATTCCTGTGCGTGGAATCCGTTCAAGAGAGTAAAGTAGGCAAGATATCCGATTATCGGTAGGTCTTCCCGAACATCATCGTCTTCGATGAACTCGAAGATTGGTTTCCCCGTGTTCTTGTCTCTTCCCTTATATTCGCCCTCACGAACTTCGATAGTATCAATCTCAAGATACTGACCGCTTCGCATAGCCAACTGCACATAACCTCTTGCTCCCATTTGAAAACGAGCACTGTCTCCGTAAGGAATGAGGTATGCATCGCCCAACCCCATCGACAGACCGAGAGATTCCATCTGCAACGCCGCAGTGATGATTGAATCTGGTTTGCACTCTTTCAGTTTCGGCGTAGCATTAACCGCACTGATTACAGTTGTTACGAATCTCTGTCTTCTTTCGGGATTCTGAATTGCATTCGCAAGCATTGTTTGATAATTGGGGAGCGAAATGACTTGCGAGAACGGTGTTTTTTTCCCCAATGCTCCGACTTTAGGAGCGAGAGTTTGATTAACTTGCATAGTTTATCTCCTTAGATTCTTTCGTAGCGAAGACCGCTATCTTTGATATAATTTGCAACTATTTTTAGTTGCTCTTTTGTTCCGTAAATTGCAAACTGCAATCTGTAAATCTGTTCTTCCTGTTTCGGTTCTTCTTCAACTTGTACATTAACTTGTACACTTTCTTGTACAGGAACTTCTTCTTCTTTTTTCTGTTGTTCTTCTGCACGTTTTCTTGCGTTCATCTGTTCTTCAAATCGTTCAAGTGATGCCTTTTTATCAAGTGCGTCACCGAGATTAAGTTTCTGTAAGAACGCATGAATCATTTCCTGTTCATACTTACTGTTGAGTCCTTTGATTGATGAGATTCCATCCTCAATTTTCTTCTTCGTCTCAACCATGAACTTCTTGATTGCTTCAAGCGATGTTCCCTTGTTCATCCATTTCCCATCGCTTAACGATTCAACCTTTGATATGTCAAAAATTGATTTCCAATCAGAGAAGACATCTTCGAAAATTTGTTGAATCTGTTCAAACTTCTCTTGCTTACGCTTGTCATCATAGGTCTTAACTTGCTCGTCAATATTTGTGGACGCATCCGTATAAATCGAAGCAAGTTCTTTCAATTGATTAGTTGACTTCTCAATCCTCTTCTTGTAGTCCTTTTCGAAAGCGATGCGGAAATCTGAAATCCTCTTTGCTTTCTTATTAAGTTCCGCTCTCCACTTCGGTGCTTCTTCAAGATTGTCTTCCGAAATGATGATTCCTTTGAAAACCGCTACATCTTCCAACGCTTTTGCTCGAATCGTTGCAAAGTTCTCTATGCCGTTTTCGGTAAGGTCATCAACGCTCAACGCTATCGTTGCATTGCCGAATACTTCTTCCATGCTTTTCCCTTTCTTAAATAATTCTTAACGGTGGTCTTTTATCGTCTTGTACATACTTCCAAAATCTTTTTGCTTCATCGACAATCAAACGAATGTCTTCTTCCATTTCTTCTCGCTTAAATTCGTAAGAGCGAATCTCCGAGTCTCCGTTCAGTCTCTTTAACTTTGCGTTTAAAACAGAGAACTGATACTCTTCTCCAACGCAGTACAGTTGCTGACAAAGTTGGCAGTAGTAGTTCGTTGGGATTTTATTTTTCCATTCTTCCCATTGAATCTTTTTCCCAATCTCTGCTGTCTTCCCCTCATATACTCCCTTGACTCCATCCGCTATCCTAGTTAACTCTCCGTCAAGTGTCGCAGTTAGGAACGGCGTTTCATCGTTGAAGTAAACTCTGTACGGATGATATTCAATCTCGTATTCGGGATGTTCAAGTGCATACAAGTCTCTAATCAATCCCTCTGCTTGTTGACCGAAGATGACTCTTGAGTTCGCTGACAAGTCTTTCGGTTCTTTTCTTCCTGTCTTAATCTCCCACAGTTCTTCCTGTGTCATCCACGGAGAAAGACCTATCGCAGATGCAATCTCTGATGCTCCGATGCTTGCTCTTCTTCCGTTGAGCCAATCTTCTCTGTTTTCGTATTCGATATATCTACTTGACAATTGACAAGTACCTTCCTTTTGAAATCGGTCTGATTTTTCGCCCAGACCGTGAAGCGAGAGGATGCTTGCTCATATCGGTGAACATATCCATTCGACAACACCGCATCGTCTATTCCGATGTGCCAATTGGCAGAGCGTGTTTGAATTGAACAAACATGTCACGGGTCAAAGCCGTGTGTTCTTCCTTTGAACTAACGCTCTATTTTTTCTCATTCAGTTCCCGCATAAAGTCTTTTGCGATTCTGAATGTGACAGTCCTGTATGATGGAACAACCATTTTCTTTTTGCTGAAAGGGTCATACCCAACGTGTTCTTCGTAGTGCTTCGGATAGAACATTCCCAATCCAGCAATCCTTACTTTTTCATTTGCCTTTAATGCATCAATGATTGTTTTCATTACCATCTCTACTTGAAGTGTTGCTTCCGACATACTGCACACTTCTCGACTTGCGATTCTCTTCGCAATCTCGGTTTTATTAGTTACCATTTTCTTTCCTTTCTATTCATCGAAGTGAGACATACGGAACTCCATTGTTCTTACATTTCTCGTCTATGATGTTTGTCCATACATCAATCGCTTCATTTCGCATTGCGTAAAGTTGCTCAAGTGTGAACAGTGCAACTCCACCACCGCAAAGTATTGCAAGTCTATCGTCTTTTGGAGCAACTGCGTAATATAGACCTTTTATATTGGAATCAACAAATCGCATCTGCGGATACTTCTTTGCAAGACTTGTTATTATCTTCTCGGTTGTACTTGCTCTACCCATCCGTATATCTCCTTTCGTATTTTTTGTCCTATATTTGTCGCACCCAACCAATAATAAGTAGTTTTTATTCAACTTTTGTTCAAAAACTTCCTATTAGGTATTGAACAAATCCAACCGATATGTGATAATAGAACTGACCAAGAAACTAAATACCGCAACCGAGTTGGCTTTTCGGTTGGATTTGCTCTACCCATGTACTAATATAGCAGAGTATATTCTACTTGTCAAGCCCTTATTTGAAATTTTTCAAATATTTTTTTTGCGGGGAAGGATTTACTCTACTATGGTGCTTGAAAGGTTCGAAAAATTATGCGAAGAACGAAACGAATACCCCACCAAAGTTGCGACTATAGCGGGGTATGATAAGAGCGTGTTAACAAATTGGCGTAAGGTCGCTTCCGCTAACGATGGAATCTGCAACGTGTCCTCTTCCCGCTTGCGGATTATTGCCGAACACCTCGGCACAACTTCCGATTATCTGCTCGGAATCACAGACGAGAAGAAACCATTGTCCTCGTCAAACTTGATAGACAACCCACGAAAGATGTTGCTATTAGATGAAGCAGATGGCATGAGCGATAAGTCTTTAGAACAAGTGATAAGAATGATGAGAGTAATTAAAGGGATGCAAGACGAATAGTGTCCGTTCAATTACACATCATATGTTTTAAAATGACTATATTAAAACTGCAAATGACTATGTTGGCACGAGAGATTGGAGATGATGAATATGAGCAGTTATGTTCCCGCATTAGACTGTTGGATAATGTTAAGGGATTTACCGAGCGATGCAAAAGGATTTATAACAAGAGACGGAAACAATACTAATTATATTATAATTAATAAAAATTTATCGGAAAACGGAAAACTGAACACGCTTGTTCACGAGATTGTGCACCTTGTCAGATGCGATTTGGATTCAGACGAAGACAGGGAAGAAATAGAAAAAGATATAATAGTGGAGAAATAACATGCCAAGAGTACCGCAAGGAACAGAATATCTGAGTGAAGATTCTATCCGAAGAATATTTGACAGGATGAACAGCATCGGTCTTAAACGAGCAGAGTTATCCCGCATGTTGGGATACTCTAACGGCTCGTATATTACAAGATTGGAAAAGGGAGAACTTCGTATACCCATTGACCGTGTAGAACAATGGGCATCTGCTTTACAGACATCTTCCGATTATATTCTCGGTAAGACAGACGATGCTAACTGCTTTACTTTCATGACGAAGAAAGATAAAGATTTACGGAAGATAAGTTCTCTGCGGAGTAATATGACTGAAGCGGAATTAAAACTGTGGATTAAGATAGGGCAAGACATTTTAAACGCACGAAAAGGATAAGCACATGCCGAGAGAACGAAAGAATGAAGCGATATGGCTGTCAACAGAAAAGCGTTGGCTCATTCAAATCCAAGTCGATGGGAAGCGGAAGAAGTTTTATTCGTCTACCGAAGGACGAAGAGGAAAGATTCAAGCGGAGAAAAAGGCAGACGATTGGCTAATGCGGGAGACGTTTGCCGAAAGTCTACGTGTACAGGAAGTTTTTGCTTCTTTTATTACAGACATGAAAGAGCAAGACATGTATTATCAGCAATACGAAAGCATCGGCAACGTATGGATTCTTCCGAGCATAGGAAAGAAACGCTTCATCAATCTCGTTGACGCAGACTTCCAAGACATTCTCAATACCGCATACAAAAAAGGTTTAACTAAAAAATCTATTCAGAACATTCGTGGCTGTGTCACGAAGTTTTTAAAGTATGCCAGACAGCATGGCAACACAAAGTTAAGACCCGAATTGGAAATCAACAAGAAAGCACACTCTCTTGAAAAGCGTTCCCTTGAGGACAGCGAAATTCAAATCATATTCTCAAACGATTCTACAGCCCGAAATCGGCACGTTTCTGTTGATTGGTATAGATATATGTATCGGTTCGCAATCGCAACAGGATTGCGTCCTGGGGAACTCTGCGGTCTTAAATATTCTGACGTTAGCGGAGAGTATATAACAATAAGAAGGGCAATCAATGCGAACGGAGATATAACGAGCGGTAAGAACGAGAACGCTAGGAGAACGTTTAAATTAAACACTGTTGCCCTGTCTGTTCTTGAAGAACATATCACAATGTTGAAAAATTCTTTTTCAGAAATAGATTGGCTGTTCCCGCAAGAGGACGGAAGACCAACATCTGAACAGATATACTATCGAAGATTTAAGGCGTACTGCAAATACAATGGTATTGAAAATATAACGCCCTACGAAATAAGGCATACTTATGTTAGCATAAATAAGGAAATGCCTGTTGACCTACTCAAGATTCAAGTCGGTCATTCACAGGCAATGCAGACAAGGGAACAGTATTCGCATCAGCGTCTCGGAGATTCCGAAAGAGCAGCTGAACTTTCTTCTATCGCACTCGAAAATATATTAAGTGACCCCAAAGTTACCCCATAATTGTTAAGGTAAACAAAAACTCCCCATAATAGGGGAGTTTCTTGGAGCTGATGATGGGAGTCGGACTTAATGATATACTTTTATCGTTATCTGAAAACCTATATATTTAGGGACTTTTTGCACATATGCGGGAACATCATATATGTAATAGGCTTTAAAAGTATATAACAAGTGACCCCAAAAGTTACCCCATCAACTAACAGCAGAATCTTCTTTATAACACGGGCACTGTCTTACCTTGTAACTTTCAAGCGGTCTTGTCCATCGTTCTTCCCCGCCGTTGTGCATAACGTCTTGCCGTATAGCGTCCCACCCTTTTACGGGTTTAAAGTTAACGCTCCACGAGCATCCGTTTTCTTTATTTGGTACTGCGTTCTGACAAGTCCAACACAGTGTTTCTTTCTTATAATACATAATTATCCTTTCTCGAAATATGGGCAATTCTTAACGTAATAACTTCTTGCGGGTGGAATCGGCATTCTGTTCGAATCAAAACCGTTGTTGATAATCGTTGGCTCTGCGTCCCAACCGTCTACAGGAATAAAGAACATCGACCAAGAACATCCTCTCAGTTTTTCTATGTTAGGAACTGCGTTCTTGCAATCCCAACACAGCGAGTTCTCCTCGTCACTCTTTCGTTTTCTCGCCATCGCTCATGTCTTTCTCCAATATTTTTAAGTATCGTATCTTCTCCCTTAAAAACGCTCTCGCACGATAGACAGTTCTTGTTGAGCATCCGCACCTCTTTGCAGTTTCTTCGATGTTCATATCGGAGTTGAAATACTCCCGCATGATTTTTTTCTTCTTATTCGGCAGTCGGTCAACCGTCCTAATAATTTCTTCTATCTGACAGTTCAGTAATGCGTCTCCTTCGACAGATGAAACCTTGGATGCGAACGATGATTCCATACAATCGTATATCGGTATTGCTGTCGCTTTCGAAATAACATCGTCAATTGCTTCTTTTCCGTTCTCTATCTCGGCACTCTGCATTCGCCTTGAAACATGAAGCGTTGTCCCTTGATACTGAATATATCTCCGAACTCTTTTGCGTATACTCTTCTCTATGTACGATGTTGTTTTAACGTCTAATCCTTCTTCTTTTATTTTTCTGATTACGGTTAGCAGTGCCATTGCTCCTTCTTGATACAAGTCATCGGAGTCTATAGCACTCTCCCTTGGAATCTTGCAGATGACGCATCGGATTAAATACTCGTTCTCCGCAAACAATTCCTCTTCTGTTTTATTCTTATCCCATTCAAACAACATTGTCTCAGCTTGCATTCTTGCGATTGAGATATTTTCTGAACTTCTCTTTAACTGTTATGCCGAATACATTCTTTTCGATGTAATCTTTCATACCAGTCCTCTTCTCGTAGTTCTGCATCGCTCTCTCTAACGATGCAAAGTACGATTCTTCCGTATGTCTCCACATGCAAGTTGCCGGGTCGCACTTTATCTTATCGTGCAGAATAGAGCAACCGTTTGAGTTCTTCCTGTTGTGAAAGATGCAATTAGCATATGTAGGAATCTGTTGCTGAATTGTTTTTGGCATCCTATGTTCTCTCCTATGCAATGTTCTTTATTTCGTTCCACTTAATCGGCTCTATGCCGTTTTCCCTTAACTGATTCTCCAAAGCGTTGATTCTCTTGACTTGCTTTGCATCCCATTCTGCAAACCGAGCCTCGTTCGCTTCCGCAATCTCTTTCTCGTTGATATACATCGTGAATATCGTATCCGTAACGTCTGCGGTTTGTAGATTCTTTTTGTATCCGTCTTCTCTTGACCGCTTCAACTCCTGTACTGTTCTCAGAAGTTCCGCAATCTTTGCGTCTTTTTCCTTAACGTACCTTGTATTGTCGATAACGTACAGAACAGCAAGAGCCGCCATACACGCCGCACACATAATCATGATAACGAACGTTGCGATATTCCATGTTGTTGTCGAGATATCGGCAAGAATCTCCCTCGTACTTTCTAATTCTCCCATATATATTTTGCCGTCCCCCTAAAATCCTATAGTTTGTAAGGGCAATCGCCCTCGTCTGTGTGAGGAATAACAAGCGATTCCAACAATGCCTTCCTAATCTTGCACTCCCTTGCTTCTTTCCCCGACAATTCGCAAAACGTACACTCGCATGCAACGCCTTGCAGAATCGTTCGCATAGATTCGTCCGATACGATATAATCTTCCTTATCGTTGTTTGGATTCGAACTCGGCGTAATCGTAAGAGTAACTCCGTCCCCAAAGCGGATAATACCCTTTAACTGATGCTCGTCTAACCCTACGCACATCTCGTTGATTGCTTTCTGCAAATTCTCCGATGCAATCTTGATGTATTGCTCTGCTCTCTGCCTGTTCCTAAAGTATGAGTCTTTTCGCATAAGACTCTCGCAGAATCCTTTCGCACCCGACAGGCACAGCAGTGTTTCTTTCGTAGCTTTATTTGCGTAAGGTGGCAACATCTTTTCTCTTCTCCGTGTATGCTCCGCAGTATTCGTCCTTAATTGCTTCCATGTAACAATCCTTGATGTAGCACCAATGACCGTACTCTCCGTTCATCTTGTACATGCAGTGATTGCAGAACTGCCTCTTGAAGTTCTTGATTCGTCTCGGCTTAAATATCCCCGTCTCGCACATCGTCTCCGACAAAGATTCGACAAGTCTCTTAAATTCGTCTGCCGTTACGTAAATCCTCTGCTTGTCTGTGAACAGTCTCCTTAATCTCTTCCTCGCAGTTACCCTCGCAACTGCTTTCCGTATCGGATATAAAATCTTATCTATGACGCTTAACATGCCTTTATAATAAAGCCTTTTTACTTTTCTGTCAATAGCATTTTTACATGTTAATAAATAATTCATAAATTAGATTTTACAAACTTCTAAAATGATTTTACTAAATTAAATAAATAAATGTAATGACGGAAAATGTTTCACGGATGCACACAAAAATAACCGCCCAAATACGAGCGATTATCCTGTCTCTTTTCCTATAATTAATAATATGTTAGCAGTTATACCTCATCGGGTATAAACTCTATCTATAGCGAACAAAGTATACCCGATAGGATATAATTTTGAAACTGGAAAATAATGTAGTTTTTGCACAATAAATAAATAGCAGAATTATATGTTAAGTAATCCTCGGCTAAAAATTAATTTCTGCCGATGTTTACTCTAATAAATTTAAAATCTGCCGAAAAGCGGCAAAAAATAAAATTGCAGTAGGTTCTTCCCCTCTGACAAGGTTTCTCCTACTGCTCGGAATTATAATTTGACTATAATTTAATAAATAATTATTTTTTAATTTAATAATAAGGATGGAATTATTTTCCACCCTTTCAATCCTCTTGTTTTTTATTATAAGCATTTTTTACTGATTGTAAAGTAAAATCTCTGTAAGATGTGTAAAATATTTTCAGAATCCGCTCACCACCAGCTGACACCACTATATGTAGTATCTGCCAACAACATGGAGAGGACTCGCAACCTATCTCCCCTATAAACGAAGACACACCGCTATTAACGGTGCATCTCCGCAAAGAAAGGTAAAGAGAAAATGAAAAACATCTTTACCATTATCATATTATCATATCTGTTCCATATTGTCAATTACTTTTAAGGTGCTTAAATAGTTGTAGGATTGGGAGAGCATGCCAGGAATCCGATAACGATATTTTTTTATCATTTCTAAACCTATCCCCTATAACGATAATTTTTTATTGATGCTTTCAATATCCATATATTGCAAGTGTGAAAAATAATTATCACTTTATCAAAGTAAAGTGATAAATTGATAAAATTTTATTGCATTGCATGCTGATATTTTATTTTCACTTGCCTATCATGCTGAAAAATTTTTATCTTATTAATGTTACTATTTTAGTTGTATTACAAGTGTAACATAATAAGCATTATTTATTATTATACTATACAGATATATATTTATTACTAAACAATAAAGATAACATATTATCATTCTATATTATATATTATAATATAATAATGAAAAGATTCTATCAAATAGAAATAACGATAATATGATATCATTATTGCAATATGAAATAATGATAAAAAGATTTTAGTATAATTACG